TTATAGAATTACATTCATATACGCTTCGTCTAGTACCTCTTGTGTGATACCCACATACCTCAAGGTATCTTTTTCTGATGAATGATTTAATAACTGCATAATAATCGCTAATGGTGTACCATTCTTGAGTTGCGTATATCCGAAGCTCTTTCTCATACTATGACTTCCAAAGTTTCCTTCAATTCCAATTTGCTTTGCCACTTTTTTGATAGTACGAGAAGCATACCGTGTACAGAGATGTCCGCCTTTTTGAGAAGGGAAGAGATAGTCTTCTGGATCTGCATTTTTGAAGTGTTTGAGTTCATGTATGATGCTTTTGTTTAAGGGGAATTCTTTAATTTTATCTGTTTTTTCTTCTCGAAGACTGACTCTCTTCTTAGGCTGCCCGTTTTTCATAACATCTTTGACTTTTAATCCTACTATATCTGAAATTCGCAGAGCCGAATTCAATCCAAACACGAATAGCAAACGGAACTTGGGATCAACCTTCTCAAGTTCTTTTTTCATTTTCTCAAGATCCTTTTTAGTCTTAAATGCTTCAACACGAGCCATGTAATCCACTCCTACTGCGATTTGTTGTGTATATAGTATCGAGTGTGAATTCCAGCGTCAACCATAACTCTCGGAAAGGAGGACGAAAATGAATAGAAAACAACTAGAAGCAAAACTCACCGCCCAACAACGGAGAGCAGCCATTCTTCTCGTTGAAAACGAACTTGAAACGGAAAACAAGAAGACCTATGAAGAGATAGCCGAAGAAGTCGGTATAACCCGAATGGGTCTCTACAAGTGGAGAACACAAAATCGAGCCTTTATCGAATATAAGAACCTCTTAGCAGATGATATACTTTCATCGATGCGCCCCCTTGTATACAAGCAATTATTACGAACTATCATGGGTTCACAGCCGTCCATTAAAGGTATCGATATCTTTATGAGAAGGTTTGCTCTTCTGACAGATAAGCAAGTGACAGAAGATCATGGAAGTAGCGAAAAACGTAGTAATGAAGCGATTCAGAAGGAATTAGAAGAACTCGATTCGATGTTAGAAGAAAAGAAGACTGAACCTAAGTAGAGAGGGGGGATTTGAGTGGCATATATAAATGGTGAGTGGCTAAATAGACAAGAGCGAGACGAGCGAATTCAACTCGTTACGGATCGACTTAGAAAGCTACGTGACATCTACCAAAATGGACAAGCTACCGATCATCATATCGACATGATGTTGGATGACAAACAGGAGCTTGAAAGGCTTACACGGATTCACCGAGCCGAGTACGACACAGCTTACTTTGCTTACGAATATCTATCAGACCAGGACAACCCACTTAACGAAGATAACATCATTCGAAACGGTGATGATGGAACCCCCCACCAGCCTTTAACAGACCTCGCCCCAATCCACAGGGAATTCTTTGATCTATGTGATTATGTGGACCATACTGATCCCTCTGCTCGCCTAGCTATTGCTGCCCCCCGAGGACACTCAAAATCAGGTATGTTCTCTAACTGCTTCCCTCTACATCAGATTGTTTATAGAAAGCGCCCCTACATTCTCATTATTTCCGAGACTGATTCTCTATCAAAGAAGCTCATATCATGGTCAAATAAGCAATTAAAGTTCAATGAAAAACTTCGCCAAGATTTTGGAGAGTTACTAAATATAGCAAGCACGAAGAATGAAAAAGACAACGAAGAAGCTTTTATCACTTCCACTAATTGTCTTGTAGAAGCATCTTCCGCAGGAAAACAACTTCGCGGTAAACGTCATGGTGCGCACCGTCCATCATTGGTACTAATCGACGATCCTTCTTCGATCAATAACGAAGGTACGAAAGAAGCCCGTGAGAAGTTGATTGAATGGTTTAACTCTGTTGTTATGCCGATTGGCTCGAAGTCTACGGCTTTTGTCTTGGTTGGAACGATGGTTACTTCTACAGGGCTACTATCTCATACATTGAAGCGAAAGGATTTTCGAAAGTCTTTCCACGATGCAATTCAAAAGGAGCCTGATTTTCCTGAACTATGGGACGAATACCTTCAAGTGTATCAACGATCGGAAGAAATGGACGAAGTGGATGATTTCTATGATGAAAACCGTGTCCGGTTAGAATCTGGAGTCGAGACAGCTTGGGGATGGCGGTGGAACTACAGGGATTTGATGCACGCTAAGGCGAATATGGGAACTCGCTCGTTCAACTCAGAGTACCGAAATCGTGCTTTTAGTGAAGACGAACAGTTTTTCAAACCGGATCAGTTCGCCTATTACCGATACAAAACGAATGAGTTTGGTGAACGAACGGTGATGTTTGAAGGGAAGGAATACCGACTTGGTGATATGACGATCTCTGGAGCGTGGGATATTGCGATGGGGAAGACATCAAGAGGCTGTTACAATGCCTTTTTGACAGTGGGGCGACATGAGTCTTCGGGATACATATTTGTTTTAGATGAGTATAGTTCGAAGGAGCAACCGCACTCATTCATGGAAACGATTCTCCAAAAGATAAGGCAATTCAATCACCATATTGTTTCGGTTGAAACAATTAATGCACAACATGAGTTCTATCGTCAACTGATGGAAAGGGCGAGAATAGAAGGTCTCTATTCAACTCGTATTCAGGACGTGAAATCGCACAAGTCTTCAAAGGAACAACGGATTGAGTCACTTGAGCCGTATTGCTCGAATCGAACCCTCGTATTTAATGACAATCACCGTACCCTACTTGAGCAAATGGAAATGTATCCTCAAGGGGACTATGTGGACTCCATTGATGCCCTGCAATTGTCTGTCGAGAATGTTGCACGAGAGAGAAAAAAGGTTGTCTTAAAGCCGTACTGGTTGTGAGTACAAAAAAACGGCTAGTAGTCATCTATAGTATTGAGAAGGGAATTTGAAAGTACATACCTCAAATTTGAGGAACGAAGGAGGGAATAAAACATACCACTATTTGACGAACCGAATTACGAATTTGACCATACATCCGCTTCAGGTCGCCTTTTCGAAGTCGGGAAGATGTTCCCTCCGGAAGACCACCTCGAACGGCTTGCCAAATACAAGAGGATGCGAAAGCTGTTCGAAGGAAAGCACTGGGAAGTTTTAGATCGAGCTTCTTCTATATATCAGAACCACTTGAAAAAGCAACAATTAAACACGTTGTATATGGCCTGTAACATGCTCGGTATTCTAACTTCGAAACCTAGCGACCTCATGTTTGGTAATCCACCGATCTACGAAGTTAGTAAGGATTCCAATTCTAATGAGCAAGGGATATTGAATTCAATTGTAGAACGAAACAGACTAAACTTACTTGGTCGAGAGATTACGGCTGGTTCTGGATATCGTGGTGATTCTTTTATCAAGGCTTATTTTGACTATAGAGATGATGTTTCCGAACTTCCCTACGTTCCTAGTTCGATCAAAATGGAGCCTATAATCTCAGCCCAAGACCCAAGTACAGTCTTTCCAGAATTGGCAAGAGGAAGCCGAAAACGATTCAAAGCCGTAAATATCGCCTACATCGAATGGATTTCGAAGGGCAAAACGGAGATCCCGATCCTAAATGTGGAACGACATATACCCGGGTTCATTGAGTATAGTCGGTTCAGGTTATCTTCCAACGGTCCAGAAGGGTACTCGACTCAATACGGTATTGGTATCACTACATATACGATTGAAGAGGAGATCCCAACGGGTAGAGAAGAAGACCTTGTTGAGACAGGCATTCCACATATTCTTATATACCATGTCCCACATCAAACTACTGATGAAAACTGGGAAGGTCGTGGAACCGTTGAGATGATTGAAGATCTTGTTGCAGGAGTTAACGATAGACTTGTCCAGATTGACTACATCCTATATAAGCATTCCGATCCGAACATGTATGGCCCTGATCTAGCTGATTCAAAAGAAATGTCTTCTGGTGGCATCTATATACCTGTAAGGAAAGATGAGATACCTCCAGCCTACATGGTGTGGAATAGTCAGCTTGAAGGTGCTTTTCGAGAACTTGAATTACTTCTTTCAATGATCTATCAAGTAGCTGAGACACCTCAGTGGCTTTTTGGACAAACTGTAAGCCATACAGGGGGGACAGGGACAAGTCATACAGATCAATCTAGTATCAAAGCTAGATTCATGCCAATACTTTCGAAGGTGCAACGTATCCGAGATCATGTAGACTATGCCTTCCGATCTGCCTTACGAGATGCTTTGCAATTAGCTAATCGAGGTAATGCCGAGATAGACGGATTCCAGTCTACCGAAGTAGTACTACCAAAGATTCGCTGGAATGATGGACTTCCAAAAGATGAGAAAGAAATGGCCGAAGTTATGCAGATCCGTACAGGTGCGAAGGCTACTATTGATGTTCTTTCAGCTATCAAGCAATTGGATAATGTAGATGACTCCACAGCAGAAGAAATAGTTTCAAGGATCAAAGACGAAGAAGAGGAAGCACTTACTGTCCAATCTTCTATTTTCAATCAAGAGACTTCTCATGTTACTGACAGCAAGGAGTCAGAAGTAAATGACTAAGTATCTGACGATTGAAGGTCGACAAGTTCCCGAACCTAACTTTGATCGTGATGTGGAACGTTTGATGGGCGTATATCGACGGGCTTATTGGAATGTAAAACTGGAATTGAATCGTGTCGACTTAATTGATTTTCAGAGATCCAGTTTGATTGCAACTATGAAAAAAATAGAAGAGATCTTAAACGAACTTGATAGGTTTGTTATCAATTGGGCTTCTACTACCATACCAGAAGTGGTGAAACAAGGCGTGGCATCTGTTTTAGTTGAGTTAGGAGTTACTAATTCGTATAAAGAATCATTACAAATGGCTACCTTTAACAGAATCAATAAGAGCATGGTCGACCTATTTGTCTCTGATACCTCTATGGACGTACTTGAAGTTTCAAAGAACGTTAGAAGACGGGTTAGGAACACCATACGAAAAGTTTCAGGCGAAGTCATGAGAAACAATATGGCACGAGGTGTCAACGGTCAGGATACACAGAGTCGGATGATCTTGCAGCGACTAAGAAAAGAGTTATCTGACTCGGTTAATACAGGAATCATAGATGCTGGTGGTCGACGTTGGAAGCCCGTAGATTATGTCGATATGCTGACAAGGACTAAGTATTCCGAGATGTACCGGATCGCTAAAACAAACGAAGCCATAGGCAGAGAAGCCTACTATGGAATTATCGTTGGCGGATCTGCCAAAGATGCTTGCCGATTCCATGTTGGACGTATTATCAAGTTAACCCCTGAATCCCCCGGAGATTACCCCACTTACGAAGATTTGAAAGCATCTAATCAAATCTTTCATCCCCGTTGTGTTCATCACTTTACCACCTTCTCGAAAATCGAACGACTACCCGAAGATGTACGACAAACTGCGGAAGAGCAACATGAACGAGGGAACGTAGCCCTCGAATCGGGTAAACGTAATCCATAATAATACTCCTCGACTATTATTGAGGGGTGCTGAATAACGAATCAATTTGAGTAGATAACAAGCCACTGGTAGAGGTTATAACAGGTGATTATGGTACAACCAATGGCTATGGCTAAACATATGTTTGTGGAGCGCATATTTTTCGCAACGGGATCTTTTCGGGCATTCAGATAAATATCTAACGAAACGAGACCGTAAGAAGCAACAAGCACTAATAAGACAACCCAGACCCAATCTGGTCGATCATACGGTGGGTAATCTTTCAGCAATGTATTTCCAGTAATCATAATGGCGGGAACCAATAATACAGCCAATGAGATTTGTATTATTGTTCGGACGTTTAGATTCATAGTTATCTCCTTGTTCATGATAAAAATATTCAAATTAAATATAAGTAATTATAATCACTAGACTCTTAAAAATCATAGTGATTTTTTATGCCTACTTATGGGCTTCCAATACATGAGGAACATAACGTCCACCGACGGTAAAAGGAGAATGTATCATATGGAACCAAACGAAGTGCAAGAAATTGTAGATTTACAAGCGGAGAAGAAAGTTAAAACTCTGACGGAGGATGAAGTGAATGAGATCGTTCGAAGTCGAGTGAACAAAGTGAAAGAAAAGTACTCTGACTACAATCAATTAAAGTCTCGACTTGAAAAACTAATGGATGAGAGAAAACAACGTGAAGAGTCCGAGATGACCGAACTAGATCGGTTGAAAAAAAGTCTAGGTGAAAAAGATGAGACGGTTGGTTTTTTGCAAAAAGAGATTGATTTGATCCGTGAAAAAGCACAACAACAAAAGATTCAAATGATTTTTCAAGAGAAAGCTCGTAGTGCAGGAGTCGAGTTTGTCGAGGATGCCTATCGTTTAGCAGATCTTTCTTCTTTACAGATAGTAGAAGGTGAAGAGATCCGAGGGATTGACGAAGTTGTTAGTAAGTTAGTCGAAGAAAGACCATTCCTTTTGGCTTCAAAGCCGAAACAAAAACCGATCGGAGGACCATCAAATCATGAGTTAGACAAATACGACAAGAAAACGAATGAAGATCTTTTGAAGGCAGCATTTGAAAAAGCAAGAACGTCAGGTCGCCTAGAGGATCGAGTTGCCTATGCAACCTTAAAACGAGAGCTAGGTAAGTGAATTTAGAGACCCATAGGGGTCTTTTTTGTTGAGTAAAATTCGAAGGGAATGAAGGTATTAATGTCATTTGGTAAAGTTTTTTCTACCGATCTGATCGGTAAAAGAGAATCAGTAGTTGATGAGCTTCTATTACTGAACCCACACCAGACACCGATGCTAAATTTAGTGGGATTTGGTAAGCCGATTGGTAATGTTGAACATAACTGGTTTGAAGATGAACTCTTTGGGGACGAATCAACAGTAACTAGTGCTAAAACAGCGGAAGATACATCAATTACTGTTGCAGATGTAGAACCATTCCGCACTGGTCACGTAGTTAAAGTTGGTCAAGAATTGATGCTTGTGACAGCCGTAGATGTAGCGAATAAGGCTATTACGGTCGTTCGTAGTTATGCAGGGACAACGGGCATTGCCATAACGGACGGATCAAAAATTGAAGTCATGTTCGTAGAAGGTGACGAGGGTCGCGATGCACGTCAAGCCCGTTACAAGCCTAGAAAACGTGTGTCAAACATCACACAAATCTTTGATGACACTGTAGAAATCACAGGTACAACACTAGCTATTAATCAATACGGAATCGACAATCTATATGAGTCCGAGAAGCAGAAGAAATTGCTAGAGTTGGCTCTGCATCTAGAAAAAGCGATTATCAATGGATTGAAGTATGAGAATGGAACGAAACGTCTTATGAGGGGTATTCGATCTTTTGTTGAAACCAATATTGTTGATGGTTCAGCAGTAGGGACGGGTACTATTACCTATGATTCTGTGTTAACCGAGTCGTTCCGAAAGATCTACGAATCTGGTGGTATGGAATCTGGCGGTCGATATGTAATCATGGTCGGTGCTAGACAGAAAACAGGTCTCTCTAACTTTGACCGAGATAAGATTCGTCTTACTCGTCAAGAGAACACTCGTGGTCAAGTAGTCGATCATTGGATTTCTGATTTCGGTGCTGCTGAAATTGTATTGAATAACAACCTTGCACCGGATGAGCTTATGGTACTCGATGCCAACCGGATCGCAATCAGACCACTACAGGGTCGTGAGTTTGCACACGAGCTTCTTGGGAAAGTTGGAGACCGCTTGGCTGGTATGTTAGTTGGTGAGTATACCCTTGAGTTCTTCCAGGAAAAAGCTCATTCACGTATCGTAGGATTGAAGTAGTTAAGTGGGGTAACTTTTGGTTACCTCATCTTTTTATTTAGAAAGGAGAGTTTTATGGCGGAGTTTGAAAGTGTCTACCCTGAATTAACCTTCTTTGTAGGGGATGAACCTAGGTACTTTTCAAGAGGTAGGTATGTTACGAAGAATAAAGATGAGATTCAAGCACTATCTAGTTTGGCACATGTATCACGAGTGGATGGGGACATGGAGGAAGAAGCGCCAACTGTGCGAACAAAACGAAAAAGCTCCACCAAGTAGGACTATATAAATATAAAAAACGAGCACTAGATTTCCTAGGTACTCGTTTTTTATTCTAATAGAAACGTCCAATTCCTATTAGATGATTAACTTATTACAATAAATCATAAGGGTATTTTACTTTTATTGCAACATTTATTTATTTGAAATCTATTTAAAATGGGGTGAAGCTGTAGTGGCTACAATTCAAGAGGCGGATCAATATATCTCTTTGAACGTGATCGACAACACCGACTGGGTAGAAGCTGATGCCGATAAAAAGCAACGAATTTTAAATGTTTCCCTCCGAACCCTTGCACGAAAATACCCAAAGTATAAGATTCCAGATCCAGCCATCTTCGAATTAGCTTCTACCTTCGCCACTGTGTTCAATGACACGAACAAGCTTCAAAACCAAGGAATTGCAGGATTTAGTATTACGGGGGTCGGAAGCTTTACTTATAAGGAGAACAATGTTCGAAATGCAGCAGGCTTGTCCTTGGAAGATTTCATTACGCAAGAAGTTCGAAGTCTAATCGGAGAAGCAAATGGAATCGAACTAGGCTCACGTAATGTAAAAGTGGTGGTCATGTAATGGCAATCATTCCTTTGAGACAGACCGTTAAAGTCAGCCGATCAAGTGGAAAATTAGATGAGTGGGGCAATCCGATCCCTATTGAACCATTTTCGATTAGGTGTCGTGCGGATGAAGGCTCATTTGTAGTTGAAGATATAGGTGGGAAAGTGGTTGTCAGTAGTTTGAAGGTTCTTCTTGATAAATTAACAGACATCCGATATGACGATGAAATCGAATACACCAACGAGATAGGAATCACCATCAAACGGAAACCTCAAAGAGTAAACGTGAAAAGAGACTTCGGAGGGAAGCCCGTATTGACGGAGGTGTTTCTATGAAGTTGGAAGTAGACGATCATGAGTTTCAGTTAAAAATGAGCAAGATTGACGAGCAAGTACTTGAAGAACTGACTGATGCTATGAATGATGCTGTAGACGATCTAGTTCGAATCTCATCCAGTATCGCACCTATCGACAAAGGAATTCTTAGAAAATCATCTGATCAACAAGTGAAACAATCGGCAGACGGAATTCAAGGCGAAGTGTCCTATCAAGCTGTAGAACAATCCCTGAATTATGGGAGCTTCGATTATGCAATCTGGACTCACGAGTATATGACTGGGCTCGGGCCACGGTCTCAGGCATCTCCAGGGACGGATGGTTATGTTGTAGGAAGAAAATATTTAACTCGTCCACTACAGGGTGAGTCTCCTAAGTATGTAAAGTGGTTTCAAGAAGCACTAGAGAAGGGAGTGGATGGTTAATTCGAATACAAGATCTAATTAGATATCTTAAATCGCTTGCGAACTTCGTGTACTATCCATTTCTCTTTCCGACGACTAGTGAAGATGAGTGTTGTGTAGTATCCATTCATTCAGGGATGCCCGAAAACCAATACACAAGAGTCCAATATCCAAGTTTCCAGTTGTTGATTCGAGGGAAGCCAAATGCATTAAAGGAAACAGAAGGTATGGCGTACCATCTATATGAAGTACTAGCAAATAAACGAGAACAAACCATAGGAGAATCTTCTATCGTAGTTATACGGTCAGAAAGTAGTTCTCCTATTTTTTTAGGAACCGATGAAGCGAACCGTCCGATCTTCTCTTTGAACTTCGGAATGGTGGTTCGTCCATAGGCTCCTTTTCTATTTCAAGGGAGGTTAAAAATGGCTAATACAACGATTAACGTGTCGATTGGCCCTGCAATTGTCGAGTTCGGAAAGGCAAATCCTACCGTATTTGATGTTACCAAGGGCGGAATTCAATTTCAGATGTCTACATCTATCCAAGAGATCAAAGTTGATCAGTATGGAGAAACCCCAGTGAAAACGATCATGAAAGGTAGAAATGCTACGGTAACGGTTCCTTTTGTTATTCAAGACTTAGAGAAGATTTCAAAGGTCATGCCGAACTCAGCTTTCACTCAGTCGGATGGAAAACTTCGACTAAACGTAAAAGCGAATTCGGGTTTCGATATGTTGTCAATTGCTGACCAGTTGATTATCAAGCCAACCGCACCTGGGACGACACCGAACGACTACATTACGATCCCACTGGCAGGACCTACCGCGGATATTGAATATACCTATGATAACGATAATGAACGGATTGCAAAAATCACCTTCCAAGCATATCCAGACTCAGAAGGTCTATTGTTTATTATGGGCGATTCCAGTGTGTCGAATGGAGCATAATCTGACTCCTCAAATTTGAGGAGTGAACCCCACAAACTTTGAGAGGGGATCTATATGTTTTCGATCAAGCGTGAGAATGAAATAAAGCTCGGGGATAAGAAAGTTCGAATCGAAAAGATCACACCTAAAAAGTGGCGAGAACTCTTCGAAGTTGTAGATATTCTTCCTAACATTATTATCAAACTCGTGCAAGTGCCGTCTGATCAGTTTGTTACGTATTTTCTTTCTGCTCTAGAGTTTGGTATGGACGAAGTGATAGAGGTTACTTCGAAGCTGACAGGTATTGAAAAAGAATATCTAGAGGATCATGTCGGACTAGATGAGATTATCGAGTACTTTCGAAGGATGGTCGAAAAAAACAACCTAGTTGATACAGCAAAAAACATCAAAAGCCTTCTGCCGATCTCGAAGGAGACCGAGTAGAGGGCTTAACTATTGATCCAATGCTTATAAACCTTTCAGTCGAACTTGGTGTTTCTCAAAAGGTTCTCGAAGAAGAATACTATATGGTCGATCTTTTCGATCTGATGAAACAGAAACGGAAGAAGGAAGCTCGAAGTCGACTAAATTTACTTACAATAATTCACTCTAAACAGATGGAAGAACAAGACTTTAAGAAATTCGTCCACAGCTTATCCACAGAAGCTGGAATGCAAGAAAAACAAGAGTTTGATCGTGATCGGTTTGAACAGCTTCGAGAAATGATCTGATGAAAAGGGAGGGGATCAAATGAGTGGTTTTAATGCTGGTACGGTTCGGGCTCGTCTGATTCTCGAAAACTCCCAGTTTCGTCGAGGAATGATGCAAGCTCGCCAAGACATGTCAGGTCTGTCTCGTGATGCTATGAATGTTCGGAAATCAGGGCATATGGTACAAGAATCAATGCTTGCTGTTGGTGCAGGGATCATAGGTATTGTCGGAGCTTCCGTTGTTGTTGCTGCACGATTTGAGCAAGAGATGGCTAGGGTCAAGGCGATCTCTGGAGCAACAGAAGAGGAATTTGCTTCACTAACTGCCGAAGCTCAACGACTAGGGGCTACAACAAGTTTTAGTGCTTCGCAGGCGGCACAAGGTATGAGCCTACTTGCAAGTGCTGGATTTAAGACCAACGAGATTATAGGAACAATGCCTGCTTTACTTAATCTTGCTGGAGCTTCGCAACTTGATCTAGCCACATCCGCTGACTACTTGACTTCGATCATGTCAGGTTTTGGGTTCACAGCTAAGGATTCGGGAAAAGCAGTCGATGTTCTGGTTCAGGCCATGAATGATGCAAACACAGAGTTGCCGGATTTAGCCGAAGCAATGAAATATGTGGGTCCCGTGGCAAGTTCGGTCAAGATGGATTTTGAAGATGTCGCCGCCGCGATTGCCTTACTCAGCAACAACGGAATCAAGGGGAGCATGGCAGGGACAGCTATGCGAATGGCTTTGATCCGTCTTGCTTCACCAACCCGAGAAGTAAAAAAAGTCATGGCAGAATTAGGGCTACAGTTTACGGATGCACAGGGGAAGATGAAACCCTTACCGGAGATTATAGATCACCTTAATGATCGGATGAAGCATCTAACCGATTCTCAAAAACTCGATAAGATCGCAACAATCTTCGGTACAGAGTCAGCTACAGCCATTACTTCCCTTATGAAAGCTGGAGGGAAGGCAATCGACGACTTTTCGAATAGACTCGAAAATGCAAATGGAGCAGCCGCCGCTTTCTCGAAGACAGTGAAGGACACGACGGTTGGTGCATGGGATCAATTTCTATCGGCTTTGGAAGCTGTCGGAATTAAATTAGGAACTCAGTTCCTTCCAGAAATCCGGAGGCTTTTGAGTGCTGGAACGGATCTCTTGAATTGGATTGGAGAATTGAATCCGGCCATGATCGAATTCGGGCTGAAAGTGGCCGCAGGAGCAGTGGCACTTACCACCTTAGCTTCTGCCTTTCGCCTAGTTGGTACTGGAGTCAGAGCGATGCAACTAGCAATGGGACCACAGGGATGGTTATTACTTGGTCTTGGAGCATTAGCAGGAGCTGTTTGGGGAGCTTCTGATGCTATGGAAGAAGCAGCAAAGGTTGATTTATCCCGTGTCGAATCTCTCCAGAAAGTGGCGGATACTACTAAGGAACAGGTTGACCGTTTCGATGCGCTTCGTGAGAAAAACAAACTATCTAATGATGAGATGCTTCGATTTCTTGATATACAGACTCAACTAAAAGCTGAAACAGATCCGCAGGTAATCAAAGCCTTTCAAGAAGAGATGGATGGTCTTCGTAAAAAGTCAGGGCTAACCAATGAAGAATTTAACGAGCTTATAAAGCTCAATAGTGACTTGTTATCAAAGATCCCATCTACTGAAACGGCCGTATCTTCCTTGGGTAATCAATGGGCGAAGACTACCGACGAGATGCGGCGATATAATGCAGAGCAACGAGAAGCTGTTCGTCAAGAATTACAAGTTCAGAAGGACAAAGCAGATGCCAAGTCGTCAAGCCTTGCACGAGAACTTGGTGAGTCCGTTGCCAAGATGAAGGAATTAAATCAACAAGCGGATACTTGGAGACAGAAAAGAACTCAAGCGATTGAGGATATAAAAACCAAAGAAGCTGAATTGGCGGATGCTCGTCAACGAGGTAATCAGTTAGAAATCACAGCCCTTGAGAATCAACTTCAAGCACAAAGACTAGTTTTGGAGAATGCGAACCAACAACTTGCTAAATCCTCGGAACAACGGGAAGAAGAGAAGAAGAAAGCAGATGAACTTTGGAAGCAAGTTACTGCTGCCCAGACATTGTATGAGAAGATGATCGCTCTTGAGATGGCAGAAGTCGGGATCTCATATAAACGTGGCGAAGGAACTAAGCAGATTGACGAAGCGATTAGCAAAACTCAATCTCTTTTGAGTGAGACAATTCGACTTGCTGATGCTGATGGAGTTCGCAATGACAAAGAGCGAGAAGCTATCTCCTTACTACAATCGCAATTAGAAAAGCAGGAAGCAGCACGTCAAAAAGTTCGGGATCTAATCGCAAGTCAAGCAGATCTAAGACAAGCTTTGGCGGCTGCAGGAGTTTCAGCCGAAGATTTGAATCGAATTCTTGGTAAGCCCACGTCAAAAAGTGTAACAGTCGATCCCGGTGGTACTGGGAAGCAAACTGCCGATGCCTTGCACATGAATGCATCAAAACAGGCAACGAAGCCTGTTGATATAACCGATCCAAGATACACTCTTCAAAAGATTATCTCTGACATTCGAAAAGGCGAAACCAAGCCTGTAACAGCCCAAGTAGAGAATAGAAAGTCATTTTTAGCGGATCTGACAAGCCGAGTAACGAAGTTCGTATCGGTTGTCTGGTCATGGGTCGGTGGAAGTCCCGATAGCAAGCGACATAGTGGTGGTACTGTCCACGAGCTACCGAAGTTCCACTCAGGCGGATCACCTAACTTTTCTATTACTTCTGCACCTAAATTTGACGAAGTGGATGTACGAATTCTACGAAATGAAATGGTCTTAACTCAAGCCCAACAAGCGAATCTCTTCCGGATGATTCAGACGTTTAGCTATGCAAAAGCAGATCAGTTCAAAGAAACACGTAATCCAACGACTGAATCAGTCAGAAGTGTAGTGATTCAGATAGGTTCGATGGTCGTGCGTGAAGAAGCTGACATTAAGAAGATTAGCGAGGAATTGGATCGACTTGCACGTCAAAAATCCAGAAGTAGGGGGGAATACTGATAGGTATACGTGGATTTAAATTCGCAGGGAAACATAGCTCTGAATACCATATTCTTGTAACTAATATCTCCCGATCCATTCTACCACCACTTACTGAAAAGACCGTCAATGTCCCCTCTAGGTCTGGCGGTTATTTTTTTGGTACAGAAATTGGAATGCGTGAATTCCAAGTCGATATAACAATCTCAGGTAAGACAGATACGGAAATGATGGAGACATTTCGTGACATAGGTGTATGGCTCCGTTGGGATGAAGAGCAGGAACTTATCTTCGATGTGGAACCGACAAAAACATACTTCTCCTACCTAACAGGATCGACCGATTTACAAACGGTGGGTACTACAGGATTTGCAACCCTTCGCTTCCTCTGTCCCGATCCATATTCTTATGGTCCACTCATTGAATCCCCTGTGATTACCTCATCTCCTGTTGAAGTGAAAGTTGAAGGTAAAGAAAAAACCTATCCTGTCATAGTAGCTAACTTCAAAGAAAATTCGACTTACTTCTCAATGGCTACAAAAGATCAGTATATACATATTGGGAATCCCGAGGGTTTGGATCAGATAACGATACCGCCCGAGGAAAAGTTGTTTGATGATGAGATGATTTCTACTTCGGGATGGACAAGCTTCACTAATGTAGACCAAGGAAGTGTCCAAGGAGCGATCACTCCTGATGATTGGTCTTTCGTAGCTTCGGATTATGGGAAAGGTTCAGAATGGCATGGTCCAGCACTACAAAAGATGTCCACAACCTCTGCGAAGCATTTCCGATTGGAAGCAATGGTAGGTTTCTATTCGATTTCGCAAATGGAGATGGGACGGATTGAGTTTTATTTACTCGATTCGAACGGAAATGTCGTCGGTAAATTGGCCTTGATGGATGCATGGGTAGGAAGTGAATCCACGAAGATTGAAGCGAGAGCAGGGACGAGGGATGATGGACACTACTTTGCAAACACAGCAGGTAGCATGTCCTACAAGAAAAAGACCACATATGTAAAGAAAAAAGTCCGTGGAAAAACGAAGACGGTAGCTCAAACCCAAACGGAAGAATATGGGCAGTATTCGGACTTCTACGGAAAGATTACGATCGAACGAATAGGTCCCGTATGGAAAGCACAGTTAATCCGATTGAGTAAGTTATTTGGCCTTGAAGTGGCTACTTCTCGTGTGGAATTCCGATGGGTTAACCCAGATATCGACCAGTACAATGCTCCTGTATCTGGTGTGGCGATCCATTTCGGACAGCATAGTACCTATCAAGTCGTTCCTTCAATGTACTGTTCTCAACTTACCCTAAAGAAAATTAATCCTATCACCACTATAGCGATTCCAGAAATTATTGAAAAAGGAGACGAAGTAGTGATTGATTGTGAAGTGGGTAGCATCTACAAAAACGGAACCGTGTGGTTAAGTGAGTTGAACATGGGATCACAATATCTATCTCTAGAAGGAGACTCTATCAACAATCTAGCATATCAACCAGCAAATAAATGTGAAATGAAAATATATCATCGAGGACGGTATCTATAGATACGGTTTTTTGTTGTGTAAAGGGGGAATACGATGATCTACGTATTAGATACTAGTGAAAGAATTGTAGCTACACTCGGAGATGGTGGACAATCAAGTCTTTCATACTGGCACGACCGTCATCGTGAGAACCTGTATGATGTTCTTTCTACATATGAGTTTGAGACTGATTCCTCTCATCCAAACTCTCTATTTTTAGTAGCCGAGAACTTTATTGCTAGAAAAGATTTTGATAACAATATCATTCTATTCAAAATTAAGCGTGTGGAAGAGAACCAAAGCGAAGGAAAGTATATCAAAAAGGTATACTGTGAGAATGCAGCTACAAGTGAATTATTGACTGATATAATCCGACCAAGAATACTTTCAGGATACACGGCTTCCCAAACCCTAGATTACATATTAAACGGGTCTCAATGGGAGAAAGGTGAAGTATCTTTTGTTGGAGCCGAGACCATTGAATTCAAGGATTACGAGACTGCTTTGCAAGGTCTCCATATACTCAAGAAGAAGTTTTCAGCAGAGTTCTACTTCACCATCGAAATGAAAAATAACCGGATTTATAAACGGTATGTACACTTCATTGAGCGCCGTGGAAACCGTACAGGAAAGAGATTTGAGTACGAAAGAGACATTCAAGGTCTTAGACGGATCGAGGACTCGTCCGAGCTTGTGACCGCCCTGATCGCACTTGGTCCCGAAAAAGATGGGAAGAGAATGACAATCCAACCCGTCAACAATGGTATCGATTGGATCGGGGATGAAGAAGCACGAGACCGTTGGAGCCATTCAGGGAAACATCTCTTCGGAGTATTTGAATCTGATAATGCTACAAGTCCGTCCTCACTCAAAGATCAAGCACTAAAAGAGCTAGAGAGAAGAAAGAAGCCTTTATATAGTTATGAAGTTGATGTTGTTCTACTTGAACACGTTGCAGGTTATGCCCATAAATCTGTTAGACTCGGTGACGGACTTGATACCATAGACCGAGCCATAACCCCCGAAATATACCTTTCTTCGAGGATCATCGAACTGATTCGATCCTATACAGATCCGACTCAAGACTCCTGTATTCTTGGTGAACATATCCCTCAATTTATATCCATCCCTTCAAAAATATCCGAACTACAACAAAACTTACGAAATAAAGCAAAAGAGAATATCATCGAAACTGCGAGACGTATCGGAACCCACTTTCGAATACGTACCCCCCGATCCGAAGATGCTGGTGACTTCCACAATGATGTCAAGGGGTACGGTATCCATCTTCGGGTGAATGAGCCGATTCATCTAGGTACTACGATGTTGATTAGCAATTCTGATAATGTCTCAGGAAATATTGTTCTTTACTCAAAAGATACTGATTCCATTATTGCTAAACGTTCCGTTTTGTTAAGTAAAGGTAGTAATCAAATTGATTTGGATCTACAGATTCCAGATAAAGGTGATTATTGGCTTGGTGTTGATGGAGGATGGATCGGGGGCATGGTTAAGAGATTTGAGATTAAGAACACGAGTTATCCGATCGATGCAGGGAGTATGAAAGTGATCGGTTCAGGGCAGAGGAATGAAGAAAATGACAATGATCATTATTATTATTTTGCTGATATTACTGCAAAAGCACCGAACATTGTAGGGGATCTTCCTGATTCCTTTACTTTGCCAGGTGAAAACATATCAGGATCTATTCAGGTTACTAATGATCATAAAATTGTCGTGATAAATAGTGATGGAAACCGTGTAATGGATGCGAACTCTGATGACTTAGGTGTTCGAAAGATCATTGCAGGGGAGATCGTTAGCTCATCTGTAGTTTCGGCTAGTAAAAAGAACAAAACGATTCATATCCATTGTTCTGATGGAAGTGACGAAACAGGGGACGGAACATCAGAGAAGCCATTTCGTTCGATCCAGACAGTTATCGACGCCTTGTCCAAGTACAATGAAGGGTTTGTCGAACTGAAAATCTCTGGAACAAGCACAACCGAAGATCTTTCACTATACGGCTTCTTTGGCCCTGGAGTTATTCGATTAGATTTCCCTTCATCATTTGAGTTGATGGGGACCCTGACTGTACTTAATTGTACATCAGAAGTCAACATATTCAATCTTACTGTCAACCGAAAGCCTAGCGAATTTACAACACCTGTCCTTGTTTCTAGGAGCTTGTATGTATACTTCAAATACCTAAAGACGTATTCAGACTATGAAGCAAAGTATGGTATCCATATGAACGACAACTCTATGGTTTTCTTACACAAATGCCAATTTTGGGGAGCAAAAGAATATGCAATTTTAGCAGGATATGCATCTCAAATCGTTGTCATAGATGCAATTGGTGGTTCACTTGGATCAAATAAACCTGATGATGAGAAACGTCCCGACTGTTCTGTAGGGGCTTTTTTTGGTGCTACGATTTCCATAGACGGGACTATCCCAGTCGGAAAAGTTCTTACTCGAACAGGAAACAGTGGTGAAATCCGAAATGCTCCGTCAAGTGGGAGTGCAGGTGGTACTGAAATTCCAACTCCACCACCGCAGACAGTCAAGGAATATACAGATACCTTTTCTTCAACATCTTCAAAATCATGGCGTACAAAGTATGGATGGAGATCGGACAACTCTTATGTTTATCAAGGTTCGTATGGCTACGGAAACCACATGGGACTCTGGTTCTTCAATGACGCATCTATCCGATCTACTCTTTCCTCTTCCAAAGAAATTACCTCTATTCGGTTACGTGTATCTCGTCGATCCGAGGGCGGAAACTCTTCTTCTAATACTCCTACCTTTAGAACCCACAATTATTCTAGCCCACCAAAAGGAGAACCTGACCTTTCAAGTTCAACATCTCCGACAGGGTTTAAATGGGGCGATGATAAGTGGGTTACACTTCCTACCTCGTGGGGAGCTTCCTTGAGAGATGGTGATGCAAAGGGTATTGCTATATTTGAAAAGGATGGCTCTCCGTATATGATTTTCAATGGTTCCGCCACTCTAGAAATCAAATATAAGAAGTAGGAGAGTGAACGTGATATATACTCTACTCATTTTTGAGGGCAATGGCCGCGTGTTCGACCGAATAGACAATATTTTCTCTCCCGAATGGTCAACCGATTCAGACGGGTTTTTTCATGTTTCCTGGACAAATGGATCACTAGGCAAATTTGATATGGATTTCTGTTTGATTAAGTCTAGTGACCTAGACGGAATGGTAGGAAACGAAAAAGGTTCGGATGTGGATCTTGGTTTATTAAAGTCTCTAGATAAGAAATCCGAGTTTCGAAAGGTAGACGAATCAAAGGATAGTGCTGCTGCATTAAAGGCCGTAGCAGAATTATACGAATCGCTTGTCAAAAAAGGAGTGATCTAGTGAGGTGAGTCCGAACGTGGTCGAAGTATACGTAATTCTGATTATTAGGGGCTTCAAAAAAATAGATGATGTACCTGAAAGGTTGCAGCAAGAAGTGAAGTCAGCTTTGATCCTTCTTGGGTACACAGAATTGGCGGAAAGAGCTTAAAAAGGCTCTCTTTTTCTTATGTAGAGGGGGTGATTTCATCGCCACAATAGACAACGAGATTCTACTAGGTCGTGTCGATTATGTAGAGAAAGAACACGAAAAGATTCGGAAAGACTTATCAAGTTTACGGAATCAGATCAGTGAGGTAGGTAGTGAAGCTTCTGATGCAGTTCTTCGAGTCAACAAGCTCGAGAGACGTATGGATGAGATCGGAAAGACAGTAGATGAAGTGAAAACAGAAGTAAAATCATTCGGGCCACGTCAGGAGACATTTCTCCAGAATACGTGGTCTTTAGTTTTTAATCTTGTTCGGATCGTCGGAGCTTTAATCGTGATCCTTGGAGCGATCATCGGGATCAAGCTGGCAATTCCAATTTTCAACTAGGAGGAAATATCTATCAATATTCAACAAAAAATCATCCCATCTAGTAACAGACGAAATAGACCCCAAACCAAACGTACTCCAAAATACATTACGATCCATGAAACGGATAACACAAGACGTGGAGCCAATGCTAAAGCTCATGCGAATTTACAATATCGAGGGAATGATAGAACGGCTAGCTGGCACTATAGTGTCGATGAAAACGAGATCTGGCAAAGTGTCCCTGATAACGAAATAGCTTGGGCATGTACCGATGGTGCTAATGGAACAGGAAATCGCTTTTCTATTAGCATCGAAATTTGCGTAAATGCAGATGGTAACTTCTCGAAAGCTCAAGAGAATGCGAAAGAATTAGTCCGACATCTCATGAAGAAGTGGAGCATCCCATTGTCAAATGTTGTTCCGCATAGTCGCTGGACAAAAAAGAATTGTCCACGAAATATCCTTCGCAATTGGGATTCATGGGTGCGATCAATCGGTTCTGCTTCATCTGCTTCGACTTCAACATCGTCGGGGCAACCGTCTTATATGAATACAAGCTTCTCTCAAAATATGAAGCTACGTTCGCCGATGATGCGTGGAAATGACATCAAAAAGGTGCAGCATAAGATTGGTGCAGCAGTAGACGGTATTTTCGGAAAGGAAACCAGAGCGAAGGTAATTGCCTATCAGAAGTCACATGGACTTGTGGCTGACGGAATCGTCGGAGTCAAGACTTGGCGCTCGATGTTTTGGTAGAAAGGTTAGTATCGAAAGGAGGTGAAGTTGTATGTCATATAAAGATATTTTGAATCGTCTAACCGATAAAACAACCTTGTTGTTATTAGGGTCGTTAGTAGTCGGACTCCTAGTGAACCTCGGAGCAATTGATGCTGTGGCCGTTCAAAAACATACAGATACGATCAACATCATTGTAGGTATTTTGTGTGCCGTGGGGATAGTTCGTGATCCTGCTCCAGTTCCAGAACCTGATTCAGATGAACAAAATACTATTATCGAATAGAAATCAAAAGGACCCTGTGCATAATCGCATGGGGTCCGTTTTTTTTTGTATATGTAATGGTGTAGCCTATAACATAAGTGATACGACAACACTAATCTAGGAGGAATTATATATTCCAACTAGGCTATAGGCTACATTTTTGATTATATCAAAGTGCGAAAACTTACTCAAATATTAATTGACCTAGAAAATCCGGGAGTGATATAGTCGAATCATATCGAAAAAAGCTCGGGATATAGCGCATCCCAAGCTTTTCGTCAAACGATTCTTCACAGGAATCGTCTACATACCTGCCCTAGATTGGTCGTCTAAGGAGCAGAAGGTCACTCATGCATACAACTAGTAGAACCACTTCGACACAGTTTCTACTAGTCGATACTCGTATTATATTTATGTTATGAGAAAGTTGTCAACTCTAGCAGTCTATTTAGGGTATGTTAATAGTTGACTACGAAATCTTTCTTAAAATAAATGTCCTTTTTTGACGACCTTCTGCGCTTAGGTAAGAACATGGGCTATTCAGGAGGTTTTTTCGTATGCAGATAAAGACAACTAGATTAAACGAATATATTATTCGTCAATTAGGCTTAGAAGTATTTGATTCGGTTAAGGCTAAGGACTTATACATAAACACAGTCGTAAAATACACGGATCTTCTTCCTTGTGAAATTGATGTACTATATACCATCTCTCGCTACTCTACGAAAGTACCTGGTGTTTGTTGGGCCACAGTTACTACGATGTTGAAGGACAAGCATGTCAAAGTAAAGGAGCGGGCTTTTCGTAAAGGGATAAGAGGGCTCAAAGAGAAAGGGATCATCATTGTTCATGAAACTCGTCGAATGTTAACTGGCGGCAAAGGAACCAATATCTATCAATTCAGCCTTGAATACATATCATCTCTAGAACCGAAGGAAGGGCCTATGCAGGTCGAAGGTACAGGTCGTGTGCAGGTCGAAGATGCAGGTCGTAAGATTGATGAAACCCCTTGTCCTACAACGGATGAACTTACTAATTTTGAGACTAAAGAATCTTTTAACGAATGTGTAACAAATCTATATAACTTAAAAGATAAAGCTATTAGCAATATGCCTGAGCATAAGATGTCAGATGATAATATCTACGAAACAGAAAAAGAAAAATACTGCTTGGCAAGTGGAGTTCCTTGTGAGGTAGTCAAAGAGTTGAAACCGTACTTTTCCACCAATGAGATTATTGGATATTGGAAGTCTATTAAGGGCGCTTTGAGAAATGTAGGGGAATACTATGAACTTCATGTACAGGAAGTCTTGAATGCGATCCGTAAGTCAGTAGCTAAATTCAAACGTAAAGAGATCCGAACAACTTTTGGAGCTAATCTTGTAGGTACGTTGAAGGGGATGATTTCGGATAAATACCAAGCTTTAGAGGATTCATTTATTGAGCGAGAAATGGAAGAACGTAGGGCATTCTATGGGATTTCTAGTGATGTAAACCCTATATCTCAAGGTAGGTTTAGCTAAAAGAACAGTTTATATAAATTAATATAAAATAATATATAAATCACCCTATTTACATATTCAATAATCCGCGATATTGTTTCATTATTGGATTAATAATATAAAAAAATATACTATGTTATACTATAGTATATAAAAGGGGTAATTCAGTATGGAAAAGATGTTCCCATATGCATATCAACAAAAACAAACAAAAGTTTTGGGTTTTGAGGTAGCCAATTCTTATGTTAAAGGGCGTAGTTCTGTCAGTAGAATATGTTATCTGAATGCAGTGCGAGAACGTTTGAAAGGAGAAGAAGTTTTTGGACGAAGATCGAAAAAATCCGAAGATCTGATATTTGGTTACGGCGAGTCTTTCTATACAGTAGGAGATCCAATGGAAGCAGTATTCTCAACAGCCAGGGACATTGACCGTTACTCTAATCACTTTTACAAGTTATCTTCTATTCTAGCCATATCCCAGTTAGTAGATGATGGAGACCAAATAAGAGTGACCACGGGTGTTCCAGCAAATCACTATAAGAACGATCAAGTATATCGGTATATACAGCAAGCCTTGTTAGGATCGCACCGAGTAGTAGTCAATGGTGGAATTCGGCAATTTGAAATTTCTGACGTTGAGATAATCCTCCAACCATTGGGTACGTTATTCAACCTAATGGTGAATGATGACGGGTCGTATACAGAAAATGGACATGATATCGAAACTTCTCGGAGGAAGCTTATCATTGATGTCGGATTTGGTTCTAGTGATGTGGCTGTTCTTGACGGGATGACATTATTAAGGTATTTCACTCTTAATTATTCGATGGTGGACGCCTATAAAAGGATTCTGCTTGAGTTGGGTCTAACAAATCAACTCAAACCCCTTGAAATTGAACAAGCCCTTCTCTCTGGTGATAGTATCCGATATGGAGGAAGAATATTCGAAAAGTTACAGGTAGAGGAAGTGAAAAGAAAAGCCTTTGAAATATTAGCTCAACAGATCATGGGAAGTTTGAAGGGAATGGAGTCATTAGATAGTTTTGACTATGTTATCTTTACGGGTGGTGGGGTAGAAGCTTTGTACGAACCACTAAAAAGCCACTTGATTGGTGTTCCAAATGCAGTTAAAGTAAGTGATAGCCAAAGTGCAAATTCCGAAGGATACTATTTGTATAGTCTTTATACATAGTATCGGGGGTGTTACGATGTCTGTAGATGATAAACCAATTCATATCAAGCTAGAGATTACAATGAAAGATGATCCAGAACTTTATGAGTTTCTAAAGAAGCATGACATACCACTAAAGTGGTTTGCAATGACGGCCATGTATCGGTACAAGAACGAAAGCAAATATATAATGTCTCGTGATACAGTTCGGGTTTCCAATGATGAAAACAAAGTGATTACAGAAGCAACAGATACAAGTCAGCCATCACCTATGAAGAAATTTAATAAGTTTTAGATGGTAATAAAAGTGTTATGGACCACTTACGGTTCGTAGCACTTTTTTTATTAATAAGATTAAGCAAACAATATTGCCAATTCTCTAGACTAGAGTATAAAATTATATGAATTAATGTATATGGTTAGGGGAGAATAGGTTGAATTTCAAGCGAATTGATACACAAAAATTACTATACTGGTTTGGTTTATTTGTGTTAGTAGTAGGTTTCTTTGCTGGTCTTCTCTTAGCAAAAGTATCCGTTGTGACTGCACCAAGTCAGGTGCTGCAAGAAATAGGAATTAATACTCCTTCAACAAAATCCACGTTTCTGTGGTCCGTAGCTCTGATGTGGTGGATCGGCTCTGTTGTAGGTGGGGGAATTCTATTAGGGATTTCGCAGATGATCGAAAATCAAATTACTCACACCGAACAGCTACGAAAAAGCCAAAGCCGATCCCTTTAGGGGTCGGTTTATTTTCTCTCTATTCCTTCAGATTCCTCCACATTACGATCACAATAGGAACCAAAAATAAAGCCTGACCAAGAATAGCAATGGGAATAAGAATGACTGTATGTGTTGCCATGCCCAATAAAATCAAAAGTGGTAATAGGATACCTAAAACTAGTCCTTTGCGACTAAGGAATTTGGAAAAAATTATGAGGGAGACCAAGAATAAAATAGCAGCTACTCCAGCACATAAGTTTAATTTAAAATCGGAAGACATTGTATGTACCACCAATCTTCGTTTATATAGATATATCTATCATCTTAATTATTGTCCTGTTCCCTACTCCTAATACGCTTCTGTAAGTTAGGAGGGGATATACTTGAACAAAAACTATGTATCTGTTCAAACCGAACGAGAATACGAACTCGTCGGTGGAGAGCAAAAAATAAAACCAAGGATCTTCCTTAAAATGTATGTTGATGCGGTCCATGACGGACTTGTTAGTGCACTCGGTCCCGAACTCTGGCAAACCTTATGTGGTATAGCAGCTTTTATGGACGAAGAAGGACGTTGCTATCCGTCACAGTCATTACTTGCCCAACGTCTAGGTATATCTAGACAGACAGTAGGAGAGCGGTTGAAGCGATTAGAAGAATTTCAATGGAAGGGGCAGTCGATTATAAAGCGAGTTAAACGTCGGGGCAAGAATCAAAAGTTTGATAATACCATCTATACGATCATGCCCGTATCCAGTTTAGAAATCTTTTAACCGTGTTAAGTACACCCGTGTCAGATCAAACTGACACCGTTATGCTTTACACTAACTAGAACTAACTATTAACAATAACTAAATATAACTAGATAAAAGATTGCGATGTCAAAAAAGATTAGACATCGCGATTTTTTATGTCCTCTTTTTTGTACCTCATGCGCTTAGAGAAGAGATTATTGAAGGAGACGATCTATGAAAAAGAAATCTACGATCACATGGAGAGAAAAGGCTATCGAAAAATGGAATGCAACGACCTTCCGTCAATACCTATCAGATCAACACGAAGAGCGATTTGGCATTCCGTATGTTTGTAACAGCATTCCTATGGAAGCAAAGAATATTCGCAGAATGATTGACACTTATGGTCCCGAAATAACAAAGACTTTCATTGACGAATGCATACGTCAACATAGCCCAAGTCATCAATATCCAGGCATCTCGTTTTGGTTCATGTTTGCTTATAAACGTGAAAGTATTCTTCCAAAAGTACTGAAAGCACATCAAGATAAAAGCGAAGAACTAACTACTCAAACGATGTCTATAGAAGAAGCAACTGATTGGTTCTAGGGGGTATAACATGGACAGCAACAAAACAAACGAACAAAACTGTATTATTTCCACACTCTGCACCATATCAGGTGTTAAAGGCAAATGTCATGAGCTTTGTCCCCATTGGATCACGATTCATGGAGCTACTGGAGAAGGTGGAAGACTCTTCGCTGCGAATATTCCACGACAATATATTCACACTACCTTATCAAATTCCGCAGTAGAAGAATCACAGCCCGAGGTTTATGCCATTATCAAGAAATATGTCGAATCATTTCAGAAGATGTTTGATCCTACATTACCTGAAAAGGATCGGATTAAATCCCTGTATCTCTATTCGAACACCACTGGAACAGGTAAGACCACAACAGCGATTTCTATTGCTAATGAATATCTCAAATATCATTATGTTGGGAGTATCAAACGAGGACTGAAACCGAAGAGACGACCTGTTTACTTCATGGGGATGAACGAACTCCAGACACTATATAGCGAAGCTACTCGACCAAACGTGCCGAAAGAAATTGCAGAGAGGGCAAGTAGTAGATACTACGAAAATCTAGAAGCAATGAAGGATGTAGACTTTCTAGTATTCGATGATATCGGACTAAGAAGCTCAACAGAAGCTTTTACCTCTGATATCCACCATGTCATCAATCACCGAAACACTACAGTCAAACCGACTATATACACATCTAACATCCCTCTTCAAGACATAGGGAGTATGTACTCTAAACAAATATGGGATCGCACCCGTGATATGTGTCTAGAAATTGCATTCAGTGGTGAATCGAAGAGGGGATTCCGTCGATAGGAGGTGGTCAAATGAGCCGAGCAGGAGAAAAGCTATTATCCAAGATATTAGATCTACAAGATGCACAAGCGATTAAGCGGTTTAATCTTAGAGATCATCATTTCAGCACGACATCTGAAAGAGAAGCTTTACGTTTCATTCAAGATTATGCTGATAGAAATAAGGGGCAAACACCTGACTATCTTACCGTAGTAGAGGAAACAGGTTTGTTGTACGAACCGACATCAGATACATACGAGTACCTAGTCAGCCAAGTCAAAGAGTTCTCACTCGGGGTACGAACCCATGAGTGGCTACAAAAAGAAGTAGCTCCGAAGTTTAGTAGTTCATCGAATTCCGAACGAACCAAGTTTCTTGAATGGTTGAGGGAGGAAGCAGATCACCTACTTAACGAACATAGTAATCGTACTAGTGTCGGAACCAACTTGAAACGAGACGTTGATAAGTTTCTACAGGAATACCAACGGCGTAAGGATGGCGATAGTTTCCGAGTTTGGAAAAGTAGGTTCGACACCATTAATCAAGAGATCGGAGGTTATGCATCTTCTTCACTTATTGTATGGTTCGGACGATCAGGTCGAGGAAAATCGATGGTTACGACTTCCGAAGTAGTATCGGCTGCTCAACAGGGGGCCACCGTTTTAGTTTGGGGCATGGAGATGACCGTCTATGAGATCCTAGCGCGTATCCTTTCTATTGTATCTGCTGATCAAGGAGTATTTTCTACCAATTACAATGGACAAGTGCTACATGCTGGATTTCGAAATAAGGATCTTCTTCTAGGTTCGCTACATGATGAACAAGCTTTACAGGGATTTTTAGAAAAACTCAACAATAGTATTTCAGGAACAATCATAGTTAGAGGGATTGATGACGAGGATTTTATGGATCGAGGAATTCGAACTTTAGAACACGATATTATTACAACGAAGGCAGACGTGGTACTCGTTGATCCATTCTATTATTTAGATTATTTACCCGGAGATGGTACAACGGGGGGAGCAGCGGCACAAACTTCGAAGAAGTTACGTCATTTGGCAGGAAGGACGAGAACCGTAATACATGCAATTACTCAAGCCGAAGAAACATCGGCAGAAATGGACGAGTCGGGTACTCGTTCTATCCGACCACCTCGACGATCCGAAGTGAAAAAGACAAAACAACTTCTCGAAGACAGTACCTTATTAATCGGTGTAGACACACTAGCTATGCAAGGAGAAGGCATCATCCAGCTTGGCAAGGGACGTAACGGTGGAGAGGGTGTGGAAGTTGATCTCATTTATCTACCAGGGCTCGGAATTATTACAGAGGTTCCTACCGGAGAAAATGTGGCCAATCAATTTCTGGATAATTTCTAGGTGGTGGAGAGATGGCATATGTGAAGGTACGACATTCTAGAGTTGATGTGGATATAGAACGGGAACTTTCTGGATACTATTGGCATAGAGAAAGATGGACTACTAAAAAACTTATTGCCTGTTCCCCATTTCGGTATGATTTTAGCCCTTCATTTTTTGTAAGCCTTAGCAATGGATCGTGGGGAGATTCAGGTGGTACAGGAGAATATAAGAGTGGGAACTTTGTTAAGTTACTAGCTTATCTGCGTCAAGAAACTGAGTATGAAACAGAAGCATATCTACTTAGTGAGTATGCCCGAGAAATCACCGAAGAGGACCGTCTAAAGGTCGACTTCTCCCGAATACGGTTTCAAAAACAAAGAATCGGGATACCACAAACGTTCCTAGATCGATTTACTCAACCTAATGACTACCTTAGAGATCGAGGGATTTCGAAAGAAATAGAAATAGAGATGAACATCCGATATGATCCCAAAAGAGATCGGATTGTTATACCCTGGTATTTCCCTGATGGCCGCCTTGCATCTGTGAAGTATCGGCACTGTGGATCAAAGATCTTTTATTACGAGAAGAACGGATACCCGATTCGAAAACTCCTATACGGGATGGATCGAGTTTACAGGAAGAATTCCAGCATAGTTGTATTGGTTGAGTCAGAAATTGATGCTATGTATATCATGTCAATGACTGATTATGATGCTATCGCATTAGGAACTAGTAGGTTGTCGAAGAATCAAGTTGACTTAATTGCTAGAAGCTCACTAGAAGAGGTGATTATCATGGCTGATAATGATGATGCAGGACGAGAGATGAGAGAGCAAGCTATTAAAAGTCTATGTCCTTTTTTAAAGGTAAATGTTGCATCAATACCTAGAGAATATAAAGATGCAAATGAAATAAAGGAATTTCATATTCTAAGTAAGATCATCGAAAATAGAGTTATTCATCAAGGTTTGGGTTTAGTGCCCGTATATACAGGGAATATAATCTATGGTGATATACGTTGAGTGATGCTGAAAATATATAATTATATACAAAATTTAAATGAAAATAAGTTGTTTAATCCTTAAAAACTATTTACATTTAAAGAGTAATGTGTTATAATCAAAATCTTACATGATTTTATACGACTAGTTTAATGAAACTGCAAATACTCCACCAGTAAAATACTAGTGGAGTACACAAGAGATGTACCATTGAAGACTGCGCAACTTTGGAGAGTCTGCGCTTTATAAACAATATACTTTGGAGAGTACATTGTTTAAAGAATTGGAAATATACGAGGTCCCTCTGAAACCACGTACACAATATAGAACTGTCAATATCTTTTTGGAGAAAGATATATAATAGTCTGTATATTTTTTACTCTGGTACATATTAAACAAATGTGTTCTTACTGTCCACGCGGAGAACGTATGTTCTCTTTGTGTGTTCATTTGTTATGTCTTAAACATTATCACATAATCTGTTCTATTAGCAATAAGAACATATGTTCTTTTAATGTATTTAGTATTGTGTGGAAATAAGATATTTAGGGATCTCGTGTGTTTCCTGACCGAAAATCTGGAAGGGGTAACACATGATAAATAACATAGTAGATGCATTGTACTATAAAGATCTAACTACACTAACCACAACAGAAATTAACAAATTAGCATTTGCTACCCAGAGCGATATCAAACGGCTTAAAAGAGAAGGAAAACAGGTACGTGAAGAAAACTTTACTCTTCCAATGTGGTATATCCTTGAAGTGTTCCGAAAGGACATGATGAGACTCTATTACCAGCATGGATTATATTTTAATCGGACAAGAGATGAGCATGGTGAAACGGCCTTTGAACGTCGTTTGAAAGAAAAACTACTGACTGCAGCAGAGAGATATAATGGGAAATATAATTTTTCGGCATTGGTTAGTAAAGCTTTCCGCCAAGCAACTGGTGAGTATTATCAACGACGTACAGCCTGGGCTAAAGATGAATTTTCATATGACGACGTTACAGAAGAAACTGACATGAAGGTGCGAAAAAAGACCACAATGTACATATCTGATCGTCATGAGAATGTTGAAAAGACGATAGTTGGTGAAGAAATGGTACAGGCTCTATTTGCTAGATACGGAAAGTGTTCGAGACGTAATTTCATCCTAAGACGGCTTTATGATCCGGATAACCCAACTAATGTAGCTGTTGCTCGGGATATGAGCATCAAGTTTGGAACGAAGGAAGAGTCGAACAAAAAGTTTATTCAGCGGTTCAAACTAGAAGCTCAGGCTTTTATTTGCAAGGAATATGAAGATAGATTAGTTGCTTAATAATATAGATGTCCTTTTTAGAAGCACTCATGCGCTTAGATAAGAGTCTCCCTTGGAGAGTAACAGTTTAAGTTTAAAAAAGGAGCGGATAAGATTGAGTTATATCTTAAAAAGAGGTACTGATGCTGTTGAAGATGCACTTATGGAAAATGTTGATTACTCAAAGATCCTAGGGTCTCTATCGAACGGAAAAAGTTATGCAATCCGGCTGATTCCTAACTGTGTATCTTCGTATATGGCACACAATGTGTACAATGTGTTCAACACAACTCCCTGTACTAAAGAAGCTGGTCAGACAGATTTGTATGATATGGCATGTGACTCTTTATACAAGGAAGCAGAAGCTTTGAAGAAATCGGGTGCATCTGATAGTGAAATTAAATTGGTTAGAGATCGAGCGTATGCAATCAAAGCAAAAACTCGTTATCTATTGGGTGCTGTCAATTTAGATGGAAAACAACCAATTGTTCTAGATTTTACTTCAAACCAAGGTAAAGAAATCATGGCTTTTATGAGGAAGCAAGCAAAAAAGCTGGATAGATACCCCTTCTTTATCTCGAAATCTAGTGAAGGAAAGGTTTCGCTAGATATTGTTCTATATGATCCCGAAGAGGACGATGAGGATGCACTTACACCACAGCAACGTAAGAACTTTGAAGAAACGAAAGGATTTGAGTTTGATGATAATCTTTTCGATAAGGTTCTTAGAGTGAATAGCACGGAGCAACAAATCGAAGACCTCCGTAAGTTTGGATTTGATGTCTCTCGAATCGGAATCGGATCTCCAGAAGTCGAATCTGATAGTTCACCTGATGAAACTCTTGGTTTCTAGTCCTCTTTTTCGTACCCCATGCGCTTACTAAGTGTGTGGGGTTTATTTTTAGGAGGATAACTATGAATCTAAAACTGACTTTGAATATGAATATTGACCGAGAAGAAGAGAAACGAAAACGAGCTAGTTTGGCAAGGGCGAAGAAAAAGGCATCAGAAGAAACGATTGAAGATGCTTTTGATCGTATAGGTATTATGAAGCTTTCGGATAAGGAACGAGAGATATTCCAGCTTGCAAAGGAAGCCTTCTTTAAAGGTAAGATAGGCCGTCTGTCAAACGGGAAGATGAACAAGGGTGAGGTTCTTTCGATGGGAATGAAGGTCCAACAGGATCAAAATCAGCAAGATAGATCCCAACGAATCCGTGAAGTACTTGAAAACAAGCCTACTAACTTTCATATTCTGACTGATGATAGGCAATTACCAATGTTCATAAATCGGGTTCGAGAAGAATGTCGGTTACAGATGGAGGAATGGAAAGATCGCTTCCAGCTACTTGGAGTGGAGAGTATGACAGCAGGAGACTTCGAGGGCTCAGGAGTTGACTCCTATATGGATCTCTCAATCGGTTTTGGTATATGGCTTCCTGTACTGCAAGAAGGCTATTATCTGCCATATGGTCATGTTGATCTTCGTAATGATCTCGATATATCAAGTAAGTATGCCTTTAGATATGGTGATAAGCAACTTACTAGATCGAGAGTTATCGAAGTTATAGCCCCATATATAAAAAGCTCGAAACATGGAAAGACCTTTCATATGGGATCAGCACGGTATGATTTACACATTGCCCAGAATGACGGATATACCATCCGTGGATGTAAATGGGACACACTTGATGGGATGTACCTAATGACAGAGCATCTTCCTTCTTATGGTTTGAAACCACTTCTTAAAAGATACGGTAATCATATAGACCAGTTCTACCAAGAACGTTATGGACAATCGTTAGGTCTTGGAGAGAAAGAAGTCTATACATTCGAAGATTTATTCGGAAAGGGATCTCCAGCACCGTTCAATACAGAAATAGTAGGTATCTATGGTATCTGGGATGTGTTATATGGGTGGGCATTGTTCGAGTGGCAGTTTGAAACCATGAAGCAAACAGGAAGATTAATTGATTGCTATTCGGGGATTGACAGTCACTTGTCAGCAGTGGACGTCTTCATGGCTCGTTGTGGTTTTGAAATAGATATAGAGGGTTTGTCCAAACTTGAAGAAGAATTCCAAGCAAAGTTAGATATAGCAAAGAAAGATCTCTTTAATTCCTATCAAATTGATCATGATTTTCTCCGTAAAATGTCGCTCACTATCAATGGTGAGAAGATTCGCGTATGGCAGCAAAAACAGAAAGATAGAAATACGAAGCTATTAGATCAAATTGCAAAATATGAAGGCATAGTATCTGATTGTATTCACAACAAGAAACAGCACTTGAAGAAGTATATTAATGCGGTTGAAATGGTTTGCAAATACAAAGAACAACTTACTACGATTCGAATAGATGAACGGGATGCGCCCGATTACATCAATTCCTTCGAACTAACAAACAATCGTCATATTGCTTATTTGATCTACGATTTTTTGGAGATCGAGGACAGAACCCCAAGATTCAAGAAAGGAAAGAAACGATCTACATCTGCTGATATTTTGGAAGTGTACTACAAGGAAGAAGAAGCCTTGAAGCCCCTTCGTTTGATAAGTGAGTATGAGAAATTGCTGAATACGTATGTGCGTAAAATTCCTACAGCATTTGATGCAGATGGGCGATTCCACACGGAATGGAAGTCGGGAGGAACATCCACAGGGCGATATAGTTCATCAGGATATCGAGGGAGGCCCATTGATCTGCTAAATCGGAGGTCCAGCATATGATTAATGACCAAAACTATCACGACATAGTAAAGAAGCTAGTATTAAACAATGAGAAGGTCTCGAAGGGTAGCAATCTTCAAAACATCCCTTCTCGTGGAGATGGAGTACGTGTTCGAAACATGTTCAAACCTCGAGATGGGTGGGTCTTTGTATCTGCGGATCTCTCCCAAATTGAGCCGAGGATTATGGCCCACATCATGTACGAACGATACAATGACAATTCTCTTCGTCAGATCTTCCTAGATGATCGGGATTTATATACTACGATGGCAATGATGGTCTTTAATTTGGACGAAAAATACTGTGTGGACAAGGCTTACGACCCAACAGGAACTTTCCAACCACGGAGGATGATGAAAACAGGGGTTCTAGCGAAGTCATACGACCAGAAGGCGCATCGTTTCGCTAGTGGTATGGGAGTGTCACAGGATGTTGCTGAGATGTTTTATGAGAAGTTTGATGACACATTCGTTTCATTTACAACGATGGTTCAGGATATACGGGAGTTCATGAAACAGAATGGATATACTGAAACCTTATTTGGACGAAAAAGGAGATTTCCTAACTTCAAATTATTGGAACAACAAGTAAGAAAAAATGAAGGGAAGCTTCGTGGGCTATATATTGATCGGGCGAGGTTGCAGAAGAAGAAAGTCAAAACCTCTAACGATGAAAGGAAATTGCACGAGATTGAAATCATGATTGAACCACTTGCCGAGAAAAGAAACGAAATGGAGTATATGTTGAGAGCTTGTTTTAATGCTGTCATCCAAGGTTCAGGAGCCGACGTTCTAAAAAAGAATATGATTCAGATCTTCGATATTTGTAAGGCAAAAGGTTGGGAGCTCAATGCTTCAATTCATGATGAGGTGAAGATTTCCATGCCTTTTACCAACTTAACACGTAGCCATGTGGATCTGATTACTCAAGCAATGTCGGATACAGTGAAGCTATCTGTTCCATTAAAATCAGATACCGTAATCGAACCGAGATGGATGATGGAGTATTCATCAGATGAGTGGGATTTCGAAAGTGGTCGGCCTTACGAATTGAAATATGGAGAATCCAAAGAACTGTATATGGGGAGTGTTTAGATGACTAGACAAGCGAGAGAATTATTTACAGTGGTTGATCTTGAAACAACAGGGCTTGATCACAACAAAGATCAGATTATTGAACTTGCTGCAATTCAAACGAACCTTGAGAAGGAAGTGGGAAGGCTTCATCTCCGCATTAAACTTCATGAGGGACAAGTCATACCAGAGAAGATTACGAAAATGACAGATATCAGAGAAGAAGACCTTACAGACGGGTACCCAGAAAACCTAGCGGTTGTGCTGTTCGGGATGTTTTCGGCAGGATCAACAATAGTTGCTCACAGTGCATCGTTTGACTTTTCATTTTTAGAGAAGTTTGGAGTACAATCACCTATTTTCCTATGTACGAAAACTATGGCAAAGCTAGAAAATCCAGATGAAAGTTCTTCGTTGGAGGATGTGTGTGGTCGTCTTGGGATCGAATTAAACGGTCATCATCAGGCTATGAACGATGTAAAAGCAACAGTAGAGGTTCTTGCAGAGCTAATACGACGATTAAATAAGAAGGAGATACCTAGAATCAAATATCATAATCTTGTCGTTCATAGTGAAGAAAGACCTTTGTCTTTCGTGCCTAAATATACTCAAATCAATAAAAGAACATGGGGCTCCTAATTTTCTGGAGTCTTTTTGTTATATTTTAAAGTTAAACGAGTGCTTTATATTGAAAAAATACTCATATATTTATCAGTTGGGTGATTTGTATTTGAATTTAAATATATATTTTTTTAATTAAATCAAAAAATGATTAAAATACACCTTTGTAACAATTAAATATTTGTTTTTTTAATACATATATAATATTGACAATTAATTCGAACTACCATATATTGATTGTAGATTTAAAATATAAAAAATATAAAGGGGTTTTTACTATGAAAAAGTTTGCACCTATCGCAATTGCAGGAGCCCTATTTTTATCTGCAGGAGCATCGGTTTATGCATCAGACAATTCCGGAAGTAATCTTGATTTTAAATCTCAAAAGATTGCGGTAGAACAACCAGAGAAACAAGAATCTTATAATCCTAATTGGGTAAGAGCAGCTTGGGCTGTGGGCACAAATGCTGCGAAAGCAGTTTGTAGAGCAGCAGATGAGGTAGCTATGTATGGAAGCCTGTATGGAGTTTCACCAGCAGAGAAAGATATCTCTAGTAAGGATGCAGAAGTTATTTTCAATAAGTAATAGGTGTTGCTTAATCCCTACTTCTTTTCAAAGAAGTAGGGATTAAGACATATAAAAGAGGAGGGAACAAATGATGAAAGATAATAGGGAAGTTAAAGTTAAGTGTTTATATGGGAAATTCTCACTAATAGTTTTTTTATTTGTCCTTTTAATTGTCCACTATTTTGTAATTGTGTTGGATGTAGGACCTAGTAACCCTATATCTATAAAAGTGAATAAATATACTTCATTCTATACTAAAACAATATTTGCTCAAAATTGGCATTTATTCGCACCAGATCCCTTGATAGATAATCAAAAAATCTATGTTCAGATAAAGCAGAAGCAATCATCCAAACCGGGAGAATTCGAGGACTGGATTGATATCTCAACACCTTTAATCAAAATGAATGATAAGAGTGTTTTTACACCTTATAACAGAATCCTCCGCTATAGTGATGGATTAGTTGGATCATTTTATAGTGGTAGTAATACAGATTTAGTTACAGATGTGATCGAAAAAACAAAAGATGAAAGTCTCAAGAAAAACCTTTTAGATAAAAGTGAGGAATCACGAACAGAAGCCAAAACTGCTATATATCGGTATGCATCATCCTACGCTCTATATTTGACAACAGACCCCGAAGAAATAAGGGTGAAGCTTGAAGCAACCAGACCCCAACCTTTTTCAGAGAGAAATACCAAGAACTATGTAAAGAAAACAGAGTCAAACACTTTTGAGTGGAAAAAAGTAGACAAGGTTCTTCCATTCAGATAACAAATTAAGGAGAGGAAGGGATAGAATTGATGAAGGCTAAATTCAACCAATGGATCATAGCTGTAGTTGAAAACATGTCTAAAGAGAAATTTTTAATCGGACCTTCAATTTTACGGATCGTTTTAGGAGTTATCATGTTGTATAACTATTTTATTCACTATTTTCAAAGACATCTTTTGTTTAGTCACGAAGGAATTGGATTATTTAATGCAAATTATTCTCTATACGATCTAGTCAAGTCCCCTTTACAGTTTGATATTATTTATCACTTAGCAATTTTAATCACAATGTTGTTTATCATTGGCTATGGCAATAGGTTTATCACAATACTCAACTTTATATTTTATCATTCATTCTATCAACGGTTGAGTTATATGGCTGATGGTGGTGATAATCTTCTCTACATAGTTTTGTTTCTTTTGATCTTTGTAAACGTCACTACATATTTTTCTGTTGATAACGTATTGTACAAAAGGAGAGGAAAGCCTTTCAAACATTCCTCTTGGAGTATAATTATCCATAATATATTTGTTGTTGCTATCATTATTCAGGTGTGTATTGTTTATTTTACATCTGCTTGCTATCAGCTTATGGGAGAGGTTTGGAGTAATGGAACGGCTCTCTATTACATTTCACAAGTTGATGCTTTTTCAAGACCATCACTTACGTATTTTGTTGAGAATTTTATGTATTTGAGTGTTCTGTTCTCTTATTTAAGTATCTTTATCAAGTTAGCTTTTCCATTCATTATTCTGAACAAAAGGCTAAAGCTATGTGCTGTACTGGCACTTTGTAGTTTTCATTTTGGCATTCTAGTAGGTATGGGGCTTCTCAGTTTCTCTATGGTTATGATTTCAATGGAGTTTCTAATATTTACAGATCAGGAATATAAAAAGGTGTTTTCTCTAAAAGAGTCACTAAAAATTAATGTAGTGCGACTGATATTCTCATTTAAACAGAAATTCGGCAGGAAAACACCTAGTCAATGACTAATATGGTTATGTATAATTTAGTGAGAGAGGGGAGTATGTATTTGAAATTTTTTATTTGGCTTGGAACCGGACTTTTGATCATTTTTTGTCTTATTCTTATTATAGAAGGAGGAAGCAAAACGAAATATTTCCCTTATTCCTTTCTTTGGGGACCTTTCGTAATATCCAGTGTTCTTGCATTCATCTATCACATGGTTAAATCAAAGAAGAGCGGGGCAGAAGGAGATAAGGTAGAGTGAATGTAGTTTATTGGCTTTTCATTATTTTGTTCTTACTATTATTTGGAGTTTTGGTCTTGAAGTATTTATCAGGAAGTTCCTATCAAATTCTCGAACAAATTAAAGAAAAACCAGAGAACTTTTCTCTAGTGGTAAAAAAAAATGGAGAAAATTTCATTTCCCACAATGCTGATAAAATCATGTCATTGGCTAGTACAGTGAAAGTTATTGTTACTATCGCTTACACTCGTCAAGTCGAACAAGAAATGATAAATCCTACTGAATCGATTCCATTAGTGGAATTGGAAAAGTACCACTTTCCTACTACAGATGGTGGTGCGCACCAAGAATGGCTTGATAAATTGGTAGGTACTGACAAATCAGTACCACTAGAAAGTGTAGTAAGAGGGATGATCCAATTTAGTTCGAATGCAAATACAGAGTATCTATTAGAACGGTTGGGAATTCCTTACATCAATCAGATGTTAACGGAGTTTAATTTGTCATCGCATGACCCGCTCTTTTACATAAGTCCTTCTGCACTCCTAATCCCTCAATACATAGAGAGAGAATATCCTTCTCTTAATGATAAAGAATCAATTCAGCTACAGATAGAAAGTATGTCTATAGAGGAATACAGGAAAACAGCAGAGAGAATACATAAACTGCTTAATAGTGATGAAACTGTTTTTGATATAAAAAGTGTGAACAATTCAATGTCACTACAAAAATGCTGGTCAGATAAGCTTCCGCATGCATCTGCCAATGATTATGCAAATTTAATGAGCCATATTAATCGAGGAAAAGGGTTTAGTGAAAAAGAGAGAAATCGTCTTTATAGTTTATTAAAGCGAGATTGGCTTTTAACTGATCGAATAGCTAGGATTGGTGGCAAGGGCGGATCTACAGCTTTTGTTTTGACCTTTGCATTGTATCTAGAAGACAGAGAAAAAAATCTGGTTGAGATAGTCTTTTTTTCGAATCAGTCAGATCCAACCGTAGCACGTTTAGTGGAAAAGTCTTTCAGAAATTTTATTAAACAAATGATTGATAAACCGTCATTTAGTCAAAGTTGTAAAAAAGCTCTGCATTCTAGCCATCTAGGTTAGATGATTTTACTAGATATAACTTAACCGCATCTCGGCGGTTATTTTTTTTGTCCTCATTCGGTCTATCCATGCGCTTGTATAAGTATAGGGCTGTAAGCCTATATAGGAGGACAATATGAAACTTACAAATTTAGTAGATGAAAGCTTGCTCCGAGATAGCTGTAGACAACCAGTAGCAGGAAGCGAACTTGCGCATGATTTTCTAACAATGATGGACAAATGGCACTCCTACAAGGAAATATGGGATGACGATCTTGATGCGGACATCCTACGAATGAACCTCGAGATTTTGACGACTAACAGAAAGAAATTAGATTGGGGACCGAAAGGGACTGGATATTTCACACCATCATCTTCGTCTAGTGATGCCCGAGAGCTTTATATGAAGCTGACTAAAGCCCCACGAGACGAGCAAGAAATAGCACCTCATCAAAAACGTTGGCAGAGAGCAGGTACTGCATTTGGTGACATCATTCAAGATGATCTTCTGTACATCAATAAACACTATATTAGTGAGTTCAAAGAGCAACCAACATACAGACCAGAGTTTGTTGACTTGAATGGCAAACTATATCCATCATGGGAACGATTTGCTCGAAAGATCATGTGGGTAAAACATCGTGGTCATCAGATCCCGATACTTGGACAGCCCGACGGTATCCTTTGGCATCACACTGGAAAACGAGTAGGGCTAGAGATCAAAACAAAGCAGACGACTGCTGCACGGACAAGCCATTACTCTATGAGAGAACCGAGTCAGGATCACATCAAACAATGTATTTGTTACTCGATTATGTACGGAGTGGATGATTATCTAATTGTTTACGGCAATCTAGCGAAAAAAGCTTGGAATATGACAAAAGAGGATTATGAGAAAACTCCTGACCTTCGCGTATTCCATATCAAGATTACGGATGAGGATCGGAAAGGACTACTAGATTTCTTCGCAGATATATTGGACTGTATTGATGCAGGCATCCCACCGAAGTTAGACCTCGATAAATGGATGTTCAATAACTTTAAAACCGCCTGTGCCTTATCGCTCTCCCAAGATGAGCTAACTGAAATTACTCAACAGGTTTCGAATGTGTCTAAATCCCAACTCCCCGAATGGAAGAAAAGACAGTATACCGAAGCCCTAGAATTTATTAACGAGGTTCGATCAAATAGCTAAGTATTTAGGATTGGACCTTTCACTCAGTTCTACGGGGATGGCTGTGGTTGAAGTAAAGCAAGGAAGGGCTAAATTAGCCCAAGCATTCCGAGTGAAGACAAATCCAAAGCTTTCACATGGAGATCGGTTAAATAACATTACCGAACAGTTAGAGGCACTTATCAAAAACGAAGGACCCTTTGACGTTGTAGCGCGTGAAAGGGGATTTGTCCGCTTTGCTGGAGCTACGCAGGCGATATATAAGGTTGTTGGATGTTCTGACTTAATCCTACGAAATTATGAAATTGTGGAATATTCACCTATGACGATTAAGTCTATTCTAACTAGCAATTCAAGGGCATCTAAACAGGAAGTAGAGTTGTCTGTCCGCCGGATATTGAAGTTAAAAGATACGTATCAATTTGAAAGTGATGATGCTTCGGATGCTGTGGCAGTTATCCTTACACACTTACTAAAAGAAAAAATAATCGGGAGGAACTAGGATGACTATTATCACGAAAGACGATGGGGAAAGAAAATTGCTCTATGATGAAGTACGATTACGAAGATATTTAGAGACTATTACCAAGCGCTTTCCACATGTGAAAACCCAAAAATACATTACTAATGTGATGCAATATGTTGCAAATAAAGATGAGATTAAAGCAGATCAGATCATTAAACGAATGATACACGAAGCACTCGATCGGGTAGGGGTCGGAAATTCCCAACATCCTGATTTTACTTACATCGCATCAGAGATTTTATTAAGAAATTTGTATAAACAGGTATCACAGACACGTTGTTACGACAGCGAAGATAAGTATGGAGACTTTTATTCTTTCATCAGATCTCTTACTACAAAGGGAATTTTCTCTCCCAAGCTACTCGAAGTCTATACGAAAGAAGAGATCAAGGAACTAGGGGGATTCATTGACCCATCCAAGGATTTGCTTTTTACTTACATTGGATTGCAGACACTTATGGATCGATATCTTGCTAGGGGATTTACTGGAGCCATCTACGAGCTTCCCCAAGAAAGATTCATGATCATTGCTATGAATCTTATGTCTAATGAAAAGCCAGAGAAAAGAATTTCTCTAGTCAAAGAGTGTTATTGGGCGATCTCTAACCTGTATATGACTGTAGCTACTCCGACATTAACCAATTCAGGCAAGGCATCTGGTCAATTGTCATCTTGCTTCATTGACACAGTAGATGATAGCCTTCGGAGTATTTATGACACCAATACAGACATCGCAACTCTCTCTAAATTGGGGGGTGGAATCGGCATTTATTTAGGAAAAGTACGTGCAAGGGGTTCCGATATTCGAGGATATAAAGGTGTATCATCGGGAGTAATTCCATGGATGAAGTTGTATAATCAGACGGCTGTTAGCGTAGATCAGTTGGGTCAGCGAAATGGAGCGGTTGCGGTCTACCTTGATGTATGGCATAAAGATATACTTTCATTTCTAGATGCCAAGCTGAATAACGGTGATGAAAGATTACGTACGCATGATCTTTTCACTGGTGTTTGTCTTCCGGATCTCTTTATGGAGAAGGTAGAGAAGCGAGAGGACTGGTATCTGTTCTGTCCGCATGAAGTTAGAAAAGTGATGGGTTTTTCTCTAGAGGATTTCTACGATGAATCAAAGGGTAGGGGCTCCTTTCGAGAGAAGTATGAATCATGTATTCAGAACAATCAACTCTCAATGGTAAAAGTACCTGCTATTGAGATCATGAAACGAATTATGAAAAGCCAACTTGAAACAGGCACACCGTATATGTTCTATCGAGACGAAGTAAATCGCATGAATCCGAATAAGCACGAAGGAATGGTCTACTCTTCTAACCTCTGTACGGAAATAATGCAAAATATGTCTAGCACAAAGGTGATAGAAGAGGTATCAGATGGCGAAAAAATTAACGTTACAAAACTATCAGGAGACTTCGTAGTTTGCAATCTTTCTTCGATCAACCTTGGACGAGCTGTACCAGATGATGTACTTGAGCGACTAATCCCGATTCAAGTCCGTATGCTGGACAATGTGATCGATCTCAATGAGAAGCGGATCGAAGTTCCACAGGCTGTAATGACTAATCAAAAGTATAGAGCGATTGGACTTGGTACATTCGGATGGCATCATTTACTTGCTTTGAAGGGGATTCGATGGGAATCAGATGAAGCAGTTGAGTATGCGGACGAGCTTTATGAAAAGATAGCATACTTAACCATCCAATCCAGTATGAACCTAGCAACTGAAAAAGGTTCATATCCTGTCTTTAGAGGTAGTAGTTGGGAGACAGGGGAGTATTTCAAACAGAGAGGATATGATTTTTCTGATCGATTCAACTGGGCAGAGTTACGGATGAAAATCGAACATCATGGTATCAGGAATGGGTATCTACTAGCAATAGCACCAAATGGATCAACAGCATTGATTGGAGGGTCAACGGCTTCTATCGATCCTATATTTTCAACCCAATATGTGGAGGAAAAGAAGGACTATAAAATCCCTGTGACTGCTCCGGATCTCTCACCTAAAACGATGTGGCACTACAAACCTTCATACCATATTGACCAGAAGTGGTCGATTCTCCAGAATGCTACTCGTCAAAGACATATTGACCAAGCACAGTCATTCAATTTATATGTTACACATGACATCCGTGCGGCAGACTTCTTAGAGCTTCACCTGTTCGCTTGGAGACATGGGCTGAAAACTACGTATTATGTTCGGAGCACGTCAATTGAAATAGAAGAATGTGATGCATGTGCTTCATAGATAGAGGACAGAAAGCTTGTCCTCTTTTCTTATAGCTATGCGCTTGTATAAGAGTAGGGACTATTGGAATCCTCTCTCAATTGAATATGTTGTTGTTGTTCATCTTCTCCGAATTACCCTTTCGAACATTCCTCGTCTTAACCAATAGTCCCTATTAAATTACTGAAAGGTGGATTATATGAAGAAAATTACTAAGCGGAAACTATATGACATCACTGCGCCAAATCGCTCCACAGGAATTATATGTGGTGATTCCTCAAACGTCTTGAACTGGGATGATGTAGCCTACACATGGGCTTATCCCATGTACAAAAACATGGTGGCGAATTTTTGGATTCCCGAAGAGATCAACATGTCCCATGACATTAAGCAATGGCAGGTATTAAGCGAGGATGAGATGTTTGCATTTAAGCGGATCATTGGACTACTCGCATTTTTAGATTCTATCCAGTCGGACTTTAGCCATCAAGTAGCCGAATACCTGACCGATTCATCTCTATCTGCACTGATGACGATTCTTGCTTTTCAAGAAGTCGTACACAACCAGTCCTACTCGTATGTCCTATCTTCGCTAGTGTCAAAAAAGGAGCAAGAAGAGATTTTTGAGTATTGGAAGCATGACGAAGTTCTTCGGGAAAGAAACGATTTTATTGCAAAGGGGTACAAAGAGTTTGTCCAAAATAAAACCCCAGAAACCTTTCGTAATGCAATCGTGTATGACGTGATATTAGAGGGTTTAAACTTCTATTCGGGATTTGCCTTCTTCTACAATCTAGCTAGAAATAACAAGATGAAGGCCACCTCCGACATGATCAACTATATCAACAGAGATGAGCAGATCCATGTAACTCTATTTACGCAGATTTACAAAGAGCTACTAACAGAAAGACCCGAACTAAATACGGAAGAGCATCGACAATGGGCAATGGAAACTTTTCGAGAAGCAGCCGAATTAGAAATCAAATGGTCCCGTTATATTATTGGTGATCGGTTTGATGACATTGATCCGCAAGATCTAGAAGACTATATTCGGTTCATGGCAAACAAGCGATGTAAGCAACTTGGATTAGGAAAGCCATTTGAGGGCTATGATTTAAATCCGCTGAAATGGATCATGGTTTATGAAAACCCGAATAATGGAAAACAGGACTTTTTTGAGGGGAAATCAAGACAGTATGCCAAAGCCTTTGATAACGGTTTTGATGAACTATAGGAGGGGTTGAATATGAATAATCGAATCAAGTTAAAGCTTCTATATAATGATGCAGATGTGCCAAAATACAAAACTGAAATGGCAGCAGGTATGGATCTATCTGCATATCTGGATGACCTAAATCAACATATAGAAATTAGACCAGGAGAGCGGAAGTTAGTTATGACAGGCTTGTCCATGGATATTCCGAAAGGTATCGAAATGCAGATCCGTCCTAGAAGTTGGTCTTGCTTTGAAGCATGGCATTACCGTACTCAATTCACCAGGAACTGTAGATGCTGATTATCGTGGTGAGATCGGTGTGATCCTTATCAATCTAGGAGATAAACCATTTAATATACGACATGGTGATCGAGTAGCACAGGCCGTATTTAACAAAGTAGAATCGGTAGCCTTTCGTTTTGTATCCGAACTAGACGAGACAGAGCGAGGAGCAGGCGGATTTGGGCATACGGGGGTATAGGGAATGGATAAAAAAATAGACGTGTTAGATAGAGGTTATGTACGACTCATCTCAACCATGGGGAACGATTTGACGGTGGTCAACTCGGCTCGGGTGTCTTACGACAAAGCTAGTGATGAGATCAATGAGAAGGACAAGAGGTTAATCAAGTTTCTTGCGAAAAATTTACATACGAGCCCATTTCGTCACAGTATGCTCCAGTTCGAGGTATATGCTCCGCTACTAGTGGCCCGACAACATTGGAAGTATATTGTCGGATCGGACTTTAGGGACCCCTTGACCGGAGCATGGAATGAGTCGAGCCGGAGATACATCACAGAAGAACCGGAATTCTATGTCATAGGGGGAGACAAATGGAGAAAGGTTCCCGAGAGTTCTAAACAGGGGAGTGGAGAATGCTTACCGTTGGAAGTAGGAGCTAAGTGGACGGAGGAACTAGCGAAGCACTATAGGCAGTGCTTAGAGACGTATGAACAGGCCATGAAAGACGGTGTATGTGTCGAGCAGGCTCGTGTCTTCCTACCTGCTTATGCCCTCTATGTGCGGTACTATTGGACAGCAAGCCTGCAGGCAGTTACACACTTCATAAATCAGCGGCTAGCCCATGATGCACAGAAAGAGATACAGGAGTATGCGAGGGCTACTTTATCACTAACACAAAAAGAATTTCCGTATAGTATCAAAGAATTAGTTAGCTAACCTCTATTCAATATGTCCACATTTTATCGATACTGTTTTTATTGACTACTTTACTTAAACTATATATGATAAAATGGTGATGCGACAATCACTAATACATTATAACGGGGGACTATTTAATGGATAAAAATCTCATAAAGTTTGAAGAAGAAGTACCTAAGCTAGGAAAACAGTTTTATAAAGTCCTTGATGCATGGTACGACTTGGATGAAAAGGATTTTGATAAAGTTTCGAATCTATATCCATTCCATAAAGACTTTCAAGAACTGCCGTTAGATGTCTCGATATGGCACGAATTCATTGAAGAATATCTTAAATCAACCAAATAACCTAGCATTAAAGAGAATCGTATATTGATTCTCTTTTTTGTCATATATTAAATGTCTTCAAAGCGAACAATCGTTGTCCAAGGTATCGTGTATTTCTCATCTAGGTATTGCAGGATTTTAGAAATGTTTTTAAGTGAACGATTTTCAGATGTTTCATTTAGATACATCTCTAGTGTTTGGTGGGGTATCCCAGTGGCTGCCTTGATCTCTGTGTCTGAAATATCTAGTTGATTAACTACTGACTGTAAATCGATAGAAAGTTTCTTTTTTGGTATGAGTGGTTCAACATCAAGTTTACGTTTTCGAATTTGCTTCCGATTCGGATCAATGGGAGGAATGGTGGACGCATCTACGAATTTGACCACATCTAACCAGTTAATATTATGATTCTCTTCGAGATATTGAAGAATCATAGATAGGTTATCTAGGCTAATCCGATCTTTCCTATTGCAGATATTTTGGATGGGCTTAATATAAATTCCGGTTACGTGCTCCAAATGACGTTGGGATAGTTCCAACTTATTAAGAGTGGATTGTAAATCAATAAAAAGTAATTTAGTGGGTGTAATAGGCTTTGTATCTTGAGCAAAATCATTTGAGTACCATTCCATCTTAGTTACTCCTTATCCTAGTTAATTTTAATAGTATATCTTATTATTGACTATTTTACATGAATATAAATGTAAAAATAAGAAATATTAAAGTCCTTTTTTGTTGCTCCCATGCGCTATATAAACTAAGGAGGTGTACGCAATGCAGATGCCGATAATTTCAATATATGGAAAGGCGAGAAGTGGGAAGTCCACAGCTTCTAGCTATCTTGTTATGAAGTACGGTCTAAAGCCGTTGTCATTCGGATCACGATTAAAAAAATACTATCATGAAATATTCGGAGTTACAGGTGAGGGGAAGGATCGTGAAGGATATCAATGGTTCGGACAGCTTATGCGGAGCCGAGATCCTGACGTTTGGGTTAAACAGGTAGATGTATCACTCTCTAGCTATCTACAAAATGAATACTCAGTTGTCTTTGATGACATGCGCCAACCTAATGAATACAAGTATCTAAAGCAACTCGGAGCCATAATGATACGTATTGATAGTCCATTAGATATCCGACTTGAGAGGATGGTTCATGCAGGAGATATCTTATCTGATACAAGAGTACTCAACCACGAAACAGAGAGTTATCTAGATGATTTTGAACCCGACTATGTAATCACTAATAATGGAGATCCCGAAAGTCTTTATTATCAATTAGGTAATTTAATACGAGAAATAAAAATGAAAGATCAATCAATTTCTTGGAATGAATAAGAACCGTTTGCTTCGCCTATGAACCTATATTTACTAGAATAATTAATGCCAAACTTGTCCAAATATCGTTTTGATGGACAATAACCCGACTTCAAATTCAATTTAAATGTTGTTTCATTGGTTGACTCTTCTTCCATCACTGCAACTCCGATCACTTTCCGCACCACATCATACCCTAACCGCAAATAACATGATCCCTCTGTAGAAAGATGCATTAATTCCCGAGTACTTTTGCTTATGTAAATCTTGTTTGGATAGATCGTAAGAAAGGGCGTCTTATTACTAATCCCTGCCATGATTATTACCTCACTTTACTAATACTATGTCTATATGAAAAGGAGATGGTCCTTTGAGTGATATCGACTCTGGTCATCGAAAATACGAGCAATCCTATTCATTTTATACTACGAAAGGGATCGGTAGGCTCCTAGCTGATTTACCAAAGATAGAAATAAGAGCTTATGAGAAAGGAGAAACAGCAGCAATCGATATTTATCTCGATCTACAGCAGGCCATCCAACTTGCCGAACTGACACCAAAACAAAAGGAAGCTATTAAATATCTGTATATACATGACAAAGGAATTGTGGAAGCGGCTGTGCTCCTAAATATAGATTACACTACTTTGTCTAGGACACGAAAGACTGCATTAAAAAAAATATCAGAGGTATACAAGAGATGGAGATACCTAGAATAGAGGTTGAAGATGGGACGATTTACATGCAACAACCACCAGGAATTATTTCAACAAGAATCATCTAAGCTTGGGTACAACCGTATCGAAAATCGGTCAGAACGAATTCAATTGATTGATCAACTTATCGAAGAGTACGTTAATGATACTGGATTACGACCTGATCCACGTCAATTAGAAAGGCTTGCAACATCCATACTCTATGAAGATTTACAAGGGGATCGGAGACCAGACAAGGTGGCGAAAAGCCGAGATCCTATTCTTACTCTAGCCCAAGTAAAGCGAAGACATTCAAAGGAAGTCGGATCAGGAATCCTTGAAGTGATCGGTTCAGATGGCCGTTATTATGGTATCGATAGTGACCGTCATTCAGGAAAGGAGATGATGATAATTAATCCTAAAAAATTAAGTTTACCTATACAAAAAGTGAATCCTTAGAACAAGTTTAAAATACCTTTGTTCATTGGATATATTAAATTAATGAATAATTATTTTAAATAATATGTCTTTATTCTTGCTTCCCGTGCGCTTAAAGAAGTAAAAGCGTCGGGGAGTGAATATATGGCTAGAAAGGCACGACACTTAAAAATCTATCCAGAAGGAGTGATCATTGCCAAGCTTTGTGGAACGTGTAAGACTATGAAAAGACTAAGAGACTTCCATAAACATAAGGACAAGCTAGGGGGAGCCGATAACCGTTGTAAGACCTGTAATAAAGCCAACCATCTGGCATGGGTGAAAATTAATCGTGATGAAGTTCGTACACATTCTAGGAAGTATCGGACTATGAAAAGATATCTCAAATTTGATTGGTCAGTTGAAGAAGAACGGCTGTTAATGAAACAGAGATGTATTCTCACAGATAAAAAGGATGATATACATGGCGACCATTTTATTGCCCTAGCCACGGGTCATGGAGGTACTTATGAAGCGAACATGATTCCGTTGTCTAGTTCTCTTAACACCTCTAAAACTGATAAAAACCCCTTCGAATGGGCCAGAACCCGAGATGATATAGATCCCTATAAATGGGAAGAGGTGGTTTCTATGTTAGCTGAAAAAAACGGATTAACCCCCATTGAATTTAAAGACTTTGTATATTGGTGCTATGGTCACCGTCGATCTATATCCGAAGTGAAACAAGATCCAACTCCTTCGATAGAATTATGGAGAAGGGCGAAGTGTATCGCCCAGATTGCATAGTGTTCCTGGTTCATAGTTCATAGGTTTTGGTTTGCTTTTTCCCCTTCCCCTTTGTATAGGGACGAATCCATCTCATTTCCCCTGATTTCAACTTTCGGTAGTGGCCACGTACACCCCACATTTCAGCTACACGTCTAATCTTTCTTTTTTTTGGCTTTTTTGTAGGAGAACGAAGGACATACATTCTCGGAGCAATTTTCACTACAGATCTTTTCTTTTTCTGCTTTGGTTGCTTTCCTTTTCTCTTTTGAAGTGTTGGTGTTTCTCTTGGTTCAGCTTGGACATATTCTCGGTCTTGAGAATGCATTTCCATATAAGCCATAAGGGTATGATGGATTCGAAGAACGTAGTTCTCAATTTCCTTGAAATCGATATCTGTAACTTTAGTTGCATAGACTTTTTTGAAACGGTATATTTGGCTTTTCTCATCCCATAATGCACGGAAAATGTAAAGTATAAATGGTTCCGTATGATATGTATATTGATATTCTTTAGACCCAATACGGTCGAATATATAGGTTTCATCTCGTTCTTTTACTGAAATCACTGCTGTTTCTAAAACAGGACGGAAGCTTCTAACTTTCTCCATATTTTCCTTTCCCCATTGAAGGATTCTTTTCAAATCTTGAAACGAGACTTGAATCTGATCCATCTCTTCAATCTTTTTGTCTGAATGAAAGGTTTGTGTGATAGTAGGGACGTGCATATTTCCAAATTTCACGGTATGTTCCACCCTTGTTAGATAGCGTATCTACTATTTTTTTATAGGAAGGGAAGCTCTCAGGCTCCCCTCTTATTCTTAAAACAAATGCACATAATTTCCTGACACATAAAGGTATGTTCCATTTTCTTCTAAGTACTCTCCATAGGCTGTATAATCAAAGAATTCCTTTGCAATAGGTGTGCAACCATGTAAAATATTTTTTTCTTCTGCCACTTCTCTTGCTACATCTTCCATTTCAAAACAGTTATTGTACACACGGTACTCTTGGTTATTGACGAATACAACAGCACTATCAAAGTCAGTTGAATCTTCAAGAAAGGCTGTTAATGCAATCAGTTCATCTTCATCGAAAAACTCAATGTCTTGTAACTTGTGGTTGATATCGTTTAGGTCATCAGTGCTGTTTATTTTGAAAGGCATGTTTTCAGCTTTGATTATTTGAAACCTTCCTGATGTACTTTCCCCGGTGGCTACCTGGGATTTTTGGAGAAGGTCTTCCATGAATTTTGTTATTTCTTCTTCGTCCTCGGTAGGTAGCTGGATAGATCCACCAACTAGATGGCCCATATGGTATGCATTCATTTCCTGTACCCAAATTTTGATCTCGCCTGACATGGTTTCGGAATATAACATTGTTGTCGTTCTCCTTTAGAAGTGTTGTTGTGTAATTACCTTACACTTATATCATATCGAGTTAAATTAAAGTAGTCAATAAAGATAATATCGCGAAGTTGTGGACGTTTAGAGCGAAAAAAGAAGCCTAGTAGGCTCCTTATATAATTCATATGGTCGTTATGAAATTGGTTCACCACTAGCTATTTTCCTTTTTAAGGCATTATACATGCATTCCATTTCTTCAACTATGTAACGTGGAACAGGATGAGAATCACACCATGAATCAAAAAAGTAGGCTTCTTTCGTTTCTGGATAATAATCGTATTCTGTTTGGTTTCCGTTTTCATTGTTAAAGAGATCGCCCCATACACTCCCATCTTCTGTATCTATTATCAATGCCACACTCCATTCACCGTTTGGAGAAACCCAACAAATATTGATCGTATCCGAACCACCACCGAAAGGTATAAATTCGTAATTCTCCGTTTTGCTTCTTTTATGAATATCTTGTAAGCTACAGAGTTCATACCATTTATGGAAGCCTCTTTTCTCGTACAGAGGAATCCAATAATCCCTATATATATCGGAAAAAGCTCCATCAATCCCGAAAAGTACACCTGAATCAGAACCTAGATCAAATCCGTACACTTCGATCCCCAAGCTTTCTGCAATGTCGATGTTTTTCAGAATCCAATCTTGATCCCATGGTGGAATCAACCACATTGTTTGAAGGGAAGGAAGCCGATAATCGGTAATATGTTCGACATGTGTTATGTGAACTAGTCCCTCATAATCGAGGGGTTCAAATTTTTCGTTAATCATTGCTGTTGGAATCTCGATCCATTCGCTGACCCATTGTTCTGCAGCTTGCTTCTTTGTCATTGTGTTCATAATTGTAATTCCTCCTAGTTATGTAGTAGTGTCGTATCGCTCTTTTATCATATCGAGTTTAATTAAAGTAGTCAATAAAAATAGTATCGCTAAATTGTGGACGTTTTAGACATAAAAAAAGAACGGAATCAAATCCGTTCTGTCCTAGTTAAACTATGGTAATCATCTAAACTAAGCCTTTTAACCTGGGATAGTTCCAGATAGTACCGTGCATAATACATGGTTTCACGTTGTGTTTCGGTTGTTTCTTCGCCTTCGCTATCTCCTAGACGATCAAAGAAAAGGCATTCGTTATTTTCATCTATAATCCAATTGTGCAGATCAGAAGGTAACCCATAGCCTTCTATGTGTGTTTTTAAACAGTTGACTACTTTATTATGTGAGAAAACTTGGAAATGGCTATAGTCTTCCTTTATTCTTCGGGTGTCTTCGCAAAAATAGTTTCCAATACCAAAGTCTGGATGATAATATTCGCAATCCTTGTGCAACATTACATATATGTTGTTGTTGTTCAT